ACAGCTGCCCACCCCCAAATCGTAGGGTGTTTTGGTGTCGCTGAGACCCCGGAGAGTCATATGTTGCGTGTTTGGGCCTGTCCAGGGGTGTCCAGGGGGGGTGGACAGGGGTGGACAGCATATAGGGGTCGCTAGAAGCGTTTTGATGCAACTTTCGATTTTGGTCAAATATGACTAAAAATATAATGATGATATATTATTTGACCTTGGACAATAATGGATATTTCTTCATTTTACTTCTTAAAAAAAGTGCTCTATTTCGGGTCGCTAGAAGCGTTCTGAGTGCTGTCCACCCCTGTCCATTTGCTGTCCACCCCCCCTTGGACAGCTTATAGGGGTCGCTAGAAGTGTTTTGATGCGACTTTCGATTTTGGTCAAATATGACTAAAAATATGATAATGGTGTACAAGGTATAAAATAGTTGATTGGACTTTTTGTTTGTTTTTTGTATAATGGGATCGAATGATTCCAATTGAAAAAAAATGTTCAGTGTGTAAAAAAATTAAAAAATTAGAATTGTTTCATCGGGCCGCGATAGGGTTGTATGGTCGACGATCATGTTGTAAGATGTGTCGACATGGAAAAGAACAAAAATTAAAAAAAATGCGATATGATTATTTAAGGGATCGGTCATGTGAACATTGTGGTGAAATGGATGTGCAAGTATTGGAATTTGATCATTGTATAGGGAAGAAAACACGATGTGTGAGTAATTGTCGAAGTAAACGTGCATTTTACAAAGAAGTGTCAAAGACACGTATTTTATGTATTATTTGTCATACAAAAGTGAGTCATGACCAACGTCAAGCATCAATGGTTCAAAAAACGGCTACTTTAACAAAGAGTGGGACAAAAGCACGAAAACGTCGTCTTAAAGTACAAACAGAAATTGATGATGAAAAAAGAAAACGTGATGGTTGTGTGTTGTGTGGGTTTATCGATTATGAATATTTGTGTACATTACACTTTGATCATGTAGATCCATCAACAAAACAATTTAACATTTCGGATTCATGGCAATATTCTCAACAAAAACGTGAAGAAGAATTAAAGAAATGTCGTTTATTATGTGGAAAATGTCATAAACTTCACACTGATAAACAAAATAAAATGAAATGTTTATTATTTGAATAAAAATATGTTGATATTTCAATATTTTTTGATAAGATATTATTTAAAATTCAATTTTTAAAATTAAAAATTAAAATTGACAACTCATACAAGGCATTCCTTCTTCATTTTTCTTTCCGTCGAGTAATCCTAAACCACCACAAACAATTATCGATAAGAAAGCAGTTAACACTGTTAATCCAGACATCGTACTTGCTGCCAAATCTGTTCCTTCTGAACAAGATAAAGCGGTTAAAACAGCAAATAACAAACTCGGAAGTGGTCCAACAATTCCACATTGTTTCCACGTCAAAACACCAACAGCCGCAACTGAACTAAACGCAACGATCGATTGTGGGCAAATCAAAGACATCTTTTCTATTACCAAATATTTAAATGGCGGAATTTGAAGTGGATTTATTGGTGGATGCCATGAGTGAAAATACTCGTGAACGATTTCGTCAATTAAGTGAACAAAAACAAGAACGTCAACGTCGAGAACAAGAAGAATGGCGAGAAATGATGGTCCAACGATGGAATAATTTTTCATGGTATGAAAAATTTAATTATTCATCTTCTGTTCCTCTTTTAATTTGTTTATTATGGATAATTGCATTTGGGTTTTTAGGATGTGATAAAGCTTCAAGAACCAATGATGTTCATATTGATCAATATTATGTGATGATACCATTATTTGCATCTATTCCAATACTTGCCATTATGAGAGGTATATCCAAATGGGTTTTTCCAACCATTGTTTTTTGGAGTGTCTATGCTATTGGTGCATTGATCTATACTATTTTTGTTCCATCAAATGACTGCGCGAGCTTTCCTGTGACTTTGATGTATACAACCATTTTATTTCTTTTTAATGTGTTTGTATTTCCATATGAAATGAGTAGGACAATGATGTTATAATTTGATTTTTACCAATGTTGGCTGTTTATAAAACCGCGCAACACTTTGACTGTACATTTTATGAAAATCCACATTTGGAAAACGTACGATGAATTCGCGCTTTACCTTCTCCATTTCATTGGTATCAATCTTGTTAAATGCTTGATTCCATCGGTCAAAATACAATTCCATTTCCTTTTCTTCAGTTGAAAATGATTTAGGTTGTTGATACTCAAATCGAAATCCTTTTGATTTAGCAATTTCATTCAAAAGATCGAGTTGGTTTTTTCGTAGTTGTTTTTGCTCCATTTTTGATTTTTGCTCCATTTTTGATGTTTGAATTATGCTAGAATACAACAGTAAAATAATTTTAAATAATATTATTTATAGATACATAATAGACTTTATGGACAGAATTAATGACAAAACAGATCAAATTATCAACAATCTTATTTCATTGTATACGCCAATCTTCTTTCTACATCCAAAAGAACCATTCCGCCCTATTTCAGTTGGGGATTATATGAAAACGTGTATAATTACACCCACACAAATGAAAAGTGAATTCAATGAAGTTGACTGGGATAAAAGTGTCTATGATTATGGACCTTTAAATAATGCACCGATATACGCATTTGCCGAATTGGGGTTTGATGAAGATGCAGACATCGAAGTGTTGCGTATTTTTTATGTAATGTGTTATGGTTATAATATTGGTAAAAAGATCTTTGGAAAGTGGTTCGGAATGCATCAATGTGATTTCGAAAATGTGCAAGTGGTCATAAACATGGAAACACAACAAATCTCTAAAGTGTTTTTTTCAGCCCATGGAAGTGCTGATGGGTATTGGAAAAATGCATCAAAAATCCAATTTTCAGGGACACACCCTCATGTCTATGTCGCCCTCAATAGCCATGGGTGTTATCATAAACCAGGGAATTGGTATCGTATCTATTTTTTAGCCAATGATTACACAAAAAGTGGGGGTGAAGAATGGCACCCAAAACTAATTCGTGTGTACCCAAGAGATGATCCCCGTGCATCTGATTGGGTTAAATACAGGGGGTGGTGGGGTTGGGGGCCGGATAATGAAGGGCATGTAAAAACCCCAGACCCGGTAAAATTGAAAGCAAGGGAAAAGGGGACGACTTGGTTTCGGCGCTTATTTTGCCCATGTACCTAATTCTTTGTCTCGATTATATAAATCTACTCGATAGTGATTAAATTGTTTTTTCGTGCGTTTTTGATGGCAATTGACGCATACTAAATCACACTTTGCCATTTCGGGAATTATTTGACTTAAGGGTTTTCGTGATGATACCATTCTAGATATCTCAGATATTTTCATCGATGGGTCACGATGATCAAAATGATATATACCCATGTGTGACATGTCACTTAATTTACAATCCATACAACCACCCCGTCTCTTTTTTTCGCGATTAACTTCCTTGCGTCTAATTTTCCGACCCCTCTCGCTTATTATTGCGGCTGCGGTTCTTTTCGAATTCAAAATTTGTTTGTGTGTCTCTGTGGAAGTCCTAATAAAATGACAATTACCACACCGAATCACACATTTTGCCACTTCTTTGGTCAATTGTGTTAAAGTTGAAGCATTTGAAATGCATACTGTTTTGGATTTTGGATCAATATGATCCCATTGTAAAACGTCGAGGTCGTCGATACCACAATCAATACATTGTTTATTATCCATTAATGAATATTGTTTAAAACGGATCTCCATTCGTCGTTTTTTGTCGTGTTTTAATAGCCACTCTCTGTTTTGTTGATAATACAGCCTACTCATTACATTTTCTCTTTCCTTATTTTTGATGTATTGCCCTCGGCGTTGTATGGATCGACATGCCTTACATTGTCTACAAATCGTATGTTTGCGAGGTGGTTTTCTTTTTATGAAGTGAAATAGGTTGATTGTCTTTTTGGTTTGGCAGGTTCTGCATATTCTATCCATTGTATAATAAATTAACATTTTTTATAAATAAAAAATTGTATTGATGATTTGAATATTTTATGTTTTAATAATAATATATGAGTGTCTTAAATTAAGACAATACTTTCTCAAAAGTAAAACTCAAATGGCAAGTCGTGGAGAAAAAGAACAAAAAATGTATCCTGATCAAATTACATTAGACAATTTACGAAAATGGTATGATATGTTACCAGTAGAGTTTTTATCAGCCATCCCGCATCATTGTAATTATGAAGTCACACAAGACCGTCATGCAATTAATATTGGATCCCGACAATCAACTTTACCATTTATGACGTTAAATGATCATATCGCGCTTTTGGATTTGACAACAATGTGTTATGTTGAATTACATTCAACGGATGTTGATATATTGAGTGGGGATGTTCAAAATCTATTATTCACATGTAATCCTGTGATTATTGAAATGCCCATTCCAGATTATTATGATGAATTCAATAATTTTTATGTGGGGTAATACATAATTTGCAATGGGAGGAACATCTTCAAAAAACACCTTGAAAAACATGGTGAAAGCATCATTGGGTGTATTGAATGAACATGTTTCAAATTGTGCGGGTGGTGCAGAAGATGCCCAGATCAATAAGATCATTTTGGATTGTGAAGGAGATATTATTTTAGACAGTATTGATCTTAAAAATCGATATGTGATCAATGCAAGATGTTTTGATGCAACTAATTTTGATAGTGATTTACAACAAAAATTAGAGGAATCATTAAAACAGCAAGCAGAATCTATTAGTCAGCAGATTAGTTTAAATTTTGGCCGGACAGAAGCAGATAATTATACTGAAAACATCATTGATTTAAGTACACAAGTTAAAAACATCATTGTGGGTAATTGTGCCAATCAAGTATCCAAACAAATCAATCAATTCATTGCTAAATCAAGAAAGGGTCGGTGCATTTCAACAAAACCCATTACATTTGAAAATGTGAAAGAAGTCTATGCGGAGTGTGTATCAGAAGCAGCAGCAAGTACAAAGGCAGGTCAGTCATTGCAATTGCAAATTGACCAAGTGGCCAAAGCCAAACAAGAATCGATGCTTGCCTTTTTAGCAGTGATTGCAGCCATTATTGGTATTTTACTTGCTGGGGGTGGGACAGCAGGTGTTGCAGTGTTGACCAATAAGAATTTTGTGATTGGTGGGGTCTCGCTGCTCGCAATGTACTGGTTCTTTCCTCGTAAATCTGAATCAAAAGAAGATAAAAAAAAGTCGAAGGATGAGACCATGTGCAAATCTCGTGATGAAACATTTGGTAAAAAGGAGGAATATTTATGTCCATGTTTAGCACGATCTCAATAAATTTCTTTGTTTTAAATAAAATGGATTCAGATCGATTAATTTTATTTTTGGCTGTTGGTGGTCTTGCGTATTGGTATTGGCAACAACAAGGTGATGTTATTAAAAATGAAGATGACCGAGTTGAACAACAATTGTTAGGTGGGAATAATGGTAGTTGCAATTGTAAAAAGTTTTGTGCAAAGAATTGGCATGGAAAATTGCCAAAGAAATGGAAAGGTGCAAAGTGTGTATGGGGAACAACGACAAAATCAAATAAAAAGTTTGGATGTAATAAAGTTCCAAAGACACTTCCTTTTTGGAAAAAGGGTGAAGTTGTGAAATGCATGTGTCAACGAAATGATGCAACACCATGGGTTCCAAGAGGTAAAAGTTGTCAAACATCATAGATATAATCATAAATACTGACACGAGATGATTGGCTTGGACTTTTTACAGCTTCTTGCATGCGTTGAAAAGTATAGAGACGTGCATCAATGGTCGCCATATCCCGTTTACACCATACACAAAATTCATAGTTCATGATCTTTTTCATCTTCACGATGTGTAAGAGAGCAAGGTAATGACGCCATGCATCGTATTCATGGGTTTCGCGTAAACCACAACACAAGGATTGGTTCATGTAGACAATTGAATTTTGAAAATGAAAAAATGGGAGTATGAAAAAATAAATGTATTTTTAAATTATTCAAATTCAAACGAGTCAGTAAATTATTTTATACGTTTTAAAAAATCATACGTCTTATCAATACCAACCTTCCTAACAATTTTTCGGAACAATTTAAAGATATTTAAAGATGAATACTAAGATGTGTATTGATTTTTTTAAAAATATTTTTCAAATTTTAAATAACTATAAAAAAATGTCACCCAATCAAAAAGATTGTAAAGTATATGTTTCATTTTATTCATGTGTTGAAGATGATGATGTGATGCATGGATGTCTTGGTGTATTTTCGACATTTGAACAAGCGGTTTTAAGGACAATGGAGCATCATAATTATATGTTTGAACAAGATACGAGCAGTGGATCATCAGATGAATCATCCTCTACTGAAACCAAAGAGGATGAACCAAAATTATTTGTACCCACTCGAAAGAAGCATTTAAAACGTCAATTGTTAGGCGATTTTCAAATCGTTGATTTTGTAAAGGGAGAAAGTGTTGAATGGTGGGATGAAAATGATGAAGATCCAATTCTTCGTTCAGTTTGTTTTCAGATTGTAGATAAACCAGGACCTTTGCCCGTCTTTGAGGAAACAGGTGAAGAAGAAGAAGAAGAACAAGAAGAAGATTTGTCAACTACTGTTTCTTAATTTTGAAATAAACTTTTTACATGAACATTAATAAAAATGCATCGATTATCATCTATTTGTATTAAAAGTTGTTATTGTTATCAAGATTGTCCATCTCTTTTAAGAAAACGCCTTGGATTTTGCACATCGGAAGAATTAAAGAAAATTTTAGAATACATGTGTCTTTTACGACCACATTTCTTCGCACGTCTTGAATTTAAACGTGCATCGTCTCGACCGATACCTTTACTATTGAAAACATTACAATCCTTTCATGAAACAGAAATTGATCGTGTATTGTGGTTTATTGATACATTTTATTGTTCACATGACAGGATGGGATGTTGGAATACATTACCAATCACTCAACCACCTGAATCTCTTAAAGTGTTACGATATACAACAGGGACGCATGATCATGGGTTTTTATAATTCACGTGTAAAGAAGGGCATGAATGGATGAAGACCACGATGGACGGATGTACTACCAATTTTCTTGGGACTTGGTGCTGGTCGTGGTCCAGGTCGGGGTCTGGGACTCGGACCTGGTGTTGGGCCTTTACATTGGTTTAATTGTTTTTTACAACGTTTGAGTTGCGTATAACATTGTAAAGGTGCATCTGGACATTTTTGTTCGGGGCAATCGGGGCATTTTGGGCATGGTTTGAATGGCCGTTTTGGACATTTTGGACATTTTGGACATTTAGTTGGACAGTCTTTACATGTTTCGCATTTTTTACATTTAGGACACTTTTTACATTTGGGACATGTTTTGTCAGGACATTTTTGTTGTGGACACGATCCTTGCAAATCCAATTGATCTTTGATTCCACCAACATCCATTTTAATAGCCACAACTGCCAATCCAGCACCAAGTGCCAGCATTAATAAAGGACTTGTATCTGACATTTATAAATGCCATATAGAAAATTCTAACGAACTTGTTCTTGTTTAATCAATTCTTTACCTCGTGCACTGGTTCGACTGACACATCGAAAATTAATATGATCACGAATATGTCGAGGTGGGCATGGAAGTCGGCGATATCTCACAGCCACTGGTCGTCCGGTTTGACCACGACCTGCATGACGCGGATCGCCTTGGTTTGGATCTCTAGGCCCGCATCTATCATCCGACCAATACGCATCACCATAATTATAGTACAATTCTTCACCCGCTTTAATTGGACGAAGAGCAGCTACAACCATGTCATTTGTAAAATGGTTTTGAAAAACAGTGACGTTAGGACCAGTGCAGACGGGTACACGTCCTCTCCCAGGTCCTCTTCGCTGTCGATCACGAACACGACAATCGTTCATATATCGAGCAATACTCGAATTGGTTCGTGACGCATCAATCACATGAGTCTGTTGTCCATCAACATTGGATAATCCAACTCCATAACATGTTCGTTGATTCCATAAACGCATTGGGTATTTATCACCATCATAAATTGTAATAATCGTTCGATGATCATCTTCCCTGCCAACCGGTGGATTATCTATATTAAATTCAGGAATATCAGTGGATGTAAACAACCCCAGGCCTGCACCAGGTAGGTTAGAGCGGGAAATGAACAATTTAAATTTACTTGCTGATTGTTCGTGTTGCCAACATCGAGGACTGTATTTACATGTCGTTCTTGTACATTGTCCACCCCCTGCCCGTTCTGCAATACACGTATCGCATCTTTTTACACCACCAACTGCATCTTGAGGAACAGATGTGGTCATGTCTCTGTTAATACGTTCAACGCGACTATCTAGTCGTGCTTGTTCCGCAGGTGGAATTTGACGCGGTCGTCGCATTGGAACAGCCACTGCACGTCTTGGGATATTTCGATTGTCTCTTACAATTTGACTTACCCGTCGTCGCGGCATTTATAATTATACATTCAAATTATTTTTTAGACACATGGAGGACATGGACGAAGAGAAACATGGACAAGAGTAGTGATCATCCATCCCAATAATACATCTACTGTATAATGTTTACGTTGAGCGACAATCATGAAGGCTGTCATACCATTGTATAAACCTAAAAGTGGCCATAAACGTGGATTGGCTTTTCCAATAAACATAGATGCCAGTAATGCAGAACTGACGTGCCCACTAAAGACGTAATCACGACAGGCACCAAACATGGGATTGCGCTGTTTGTAGTCGTTCCCTTCAGGCAATCGCGGTAAGACAGTGGATCGAACGGTAATCATGCGTAAAATAAAGACAATTGACCATTGAAATAGATAATCACCAATGGTATCTACATCGGATGTCAAAAGAAAATAGATAATGGGTAATATTGTCAGTAGATCAGTAACACCTGTGGATTTTAGATTGGGTACATTGTCGTGAATGACATCATAGATATCTTCATTGTTGGGTGATGCCTTTTGATTATTGATCATGCTGGCAATGCACGTCAACCCTGCAAACATTAAAATACCTTGTACCATTTTTTTGTTTATACTAATACTTTTTATTTTTTAATTATAAATGCTCTTGTTTCAAGACATTTATGTAATAAATTTAGACCGTGATGGTAAAAAGTGGCATGATATGCAACAACACTTGCGAAAGGTGTTATCGTCACGTCGTTTAGATGTCCATCGTTTTCGTGCAGTGGATGGGTCTGCGTTAGATCGATCCATCATTCAGAAATACACAAGTCCATTTTGTAAAAACTTTTGCCCAAAGCCTGTCTTGGGGTGTGCACTTTCCCATCGTGGGATATGGCAAATGGTGGTAGATAAAGGATTGGAGAGTGTATGTGTATTGGAAGATGATGTGACATTGGATCCGCAATTTGAAGAACGATTGAAATTATTGGCCTTTGAAATACCTAACCATTGGGATATTGTGTATTTAGGTTGTCGTGGTGCATGTGATAGTCGACGTGATTATAACATATTGGAAAAGGTTTGGAGTATGATAGGAAAGGTAAAAGGTAAACAAGTTTCTAAACATGTATTTATTCCTGAGAATCCAGCAGGGACGTATGGTTACATCATCTCTAATCAAGGCGCACGTAAATTATTGGGATTGACTGAACAAATATCCTTTCATATTGATGTTCAAATTGCTCAGCATATGCATCAACTCAATGCCTATGCTATTGATCCTAAATTGGTGTATACATCAACCATTGATTCTACTTTAGCAACCAAACGACCATTTTTATTGAATACATTAACACGAAATGTGGAAATGGCAGATGGGACAACGTTGAGTTGGTTAATGAGTGAACCATTGATGTCCATTGCAGAATTTCCAATTTCAGTGTGGCAACTTGTATATATCAGTTCAGGAATGATAGCAAGTCGGACGATGGATTCAACTATTCGATCATTGTTTTATTTTTCCATTTATCTATTGGTGGATGAAGTGTATGGATTTGCCTTTTTTGAAGATACAACATTTAGTATTGGATTTATTGGTTTACAATTAGGATTATTTAGTCTTGGTATGATGATTTAATTTTTTTAAAAATTAAATTGCATTCTTGTAGTAGTAATCCATTTCTCTTTAAAAATCATGGGTTGTGTCTTATCTTGTTATACCAGTAGACAATTGAATTTGTGTACAGTTCAAACTGTTGATAAATACCCATCATTTGATTTCCAAGGTGTATATGATGTTAAGGTTGTTGAAATCTTGACACCCACAACATTTCGTGGTGTGATGTATTTCCAAGACCGTATTTATCAATTTCGGTATACTTTATTAAATTGTGAGTCCCCATCATCAAATCCAAATGATATTCCATATATCATTGCCAAATCTAAATTGATGGCAAAATTACCATTGGATAAAATGGTGACATGTGTATGTTTACGTAATGCCTATACCAATAATCATTTGTCAGTGACTGTTCATTTGGATCCAGATGGAACTGAACATCTAACCGTTAATGATTGGATGAATAAATATGAATATACAAAACCAACCAACGGTCGTCGTCGTTATTTTGTCCGTCCGCCACCTCTTCATTGTCCACCTGCACCCCCCATTGTCCCACGTGGTAATACTCGTTTAAACACATTACGTCCTCCACCATTGCGACCTGTTCAAAGTCCTTTGCCACCACCATTAAGCAGTGATTCATCAACACCTATTCCATCTTTTTCATCTGCACCTTCTACACCACCTTCTGCACCTCCCCTTAAAACGTATACACGACCTGATGTATGGTTACCCCGAAGTCGATCAGCTGTTGCTTTAACAACATTGAAAACATCTACAGATACGTTAAATAGCGATTGGGATTTTGTTGAAGAATAAAAAATGACGATTCGATTGAATGAAAAAGATGTTCAAGGAGATTATCATTATGCAGAAGAATTAGTAGATATCATTATTGATATTTATCGACTGTATTTAGATGTTTTTCCAGAAATGCGTCAAGACATTCAAGAATCATGTAATCAATTGCATCGTATTATTCGTTTAAAACGATTACCAACATTTTTTCAATTTTTATTTAAAGATATGAAACCATTTGACCATCGATTGTTGGGTGGTGATGAATCATTGTTTGTCAATGATGAATTATCCATTGAAATCTTTGCAACTCAAAATTTTATCAATCAAATGTGGTTAGATCCTAAATCAACAGATGCTGTTAAATTCAATTTATTTCATTTATTTCAATTGTTGTTTCGTCATTTAGAATCAAGTTATCAAGGCATTCGACAATACACAAATCAGTCCAAGCTTGTGTTTTAATCACATACATACACTTCTCGTCCATTATCTCGTGTGGTAACATTTAGTTCAGGGTGCCGTTTTAATAATTGTAAAATGATTGAAGGTGGGCGCAATCCAAATCGTTGTGCGCGATGCCATCGTTCTAGACGTGGGATATCAATAAATGGACCATATCGTCGATTACGATCAAATGCACGAATGAGTGTTATGGATGTAGCTGGTATTTGTTTTTTTGATGATGTTCGAAGTGACATATTGAATGTTGAATTTTGAAAGAGTTTTTTAAAAAAAATAATTGGTAATAACAAATGTTTATTAATCTTTCAAAAATTCTATCATCGGCCTTGCATATTTTTTTGAAAGCATTGCATTTTATTAGTTCTTTTATATTTTCATTGTTTTGATCTCTTTAAAAAATTATTTGTTCATAATAAATGATGTTATCGAACATGTCAAAAATTCTGTGTTTTGCCTTGCAGACGTTCCATTATGCCTTGGACTTTATGGTTGTACGTGTATGGTTTCAATTCTTAATGTTTATTGCTCTTCGATTGTTTCCAGATTTTAATGAAATTACATCTGTACGTGATGGATTTCTAAGTTTAGTGGCAGTCACATTGGTCGTTCAAACGCTCAAATTTTTTACTAAGAAATTAAGTAAGGACGAGTGTCCAAAGGAGAAAATTGTATTTGGTGAATAATCATGCAACATTTACCAGATCATTTATTACATCATATCATTGAATTTATACCATTGCGTGAAGACCGTACTATTGATGAAATACGATGGAAAGAAACGCAAATTCTCAATCGTTTATACTTAACAGATCCTCAAAATTCTATTGATTATCGATATTCTTCAGATGAAGATATTGAAGGACGGCGTCATTCACTTGCACATACGATTGTTCAATTATCGCAAGTGTGTAAAGAATTGAATTATACAATTAATGGTCGTCTCACTTCAACAACATCGAGTGATGAACGTGACAACACAAAAAACAGTAATTATGTGTGGCGGCATGTGTATATTCACACATTTCCACGTGCATTACCATATACAAGAGACTATTATGATTGGAAAGTGCGATTAGCAAAACGGTTCAACAAACGATTCATGGAATACAAGCAAATGGTGGTTGTATATGAAAAGGAAAAACGATTGTTACAAACACAACGTGAACGTTTAAAACGTGAAGTTCAACGTTTGGAAATGGAAATTGAAGGAGTAGATCGCGGTATTGAATATTACGATGGAAAAATTGAATTATTTAAACTACCAAATATTTCAAGATCGTTTAATTGGATATCAAAACGTTCAAAATTCAAAATTCAAGAACGATCAAAACGACGAAAATGCAGACGCCAAAAATTGTAATTCATACATACGTATGGTCACGTATTAGACAAACGTGGATGGTACACACGGATTCGTCAGTGTATGATGTATTTACGTGGGATATTGCAAGATTTGATTTTTTAAAGAGATATTGTTGTAAAGAAAAGAAATGGTCATATCGTTTGGATTGTGCAACATATGAAGGATTGTCTGATAGAAGAAAAGCTCGTTTATTATATTTGTTTTCCAATGCATTTGTTATGAATCGCCCTTTTGAAATTTATGATACAATGAAATATGTCTTTTGTATACGATATTAAGCATAATCAATATATGTTAATTCAATATCAAAGGATGCATCAATATTATTAAATTCATAAAGAAATCCATTTTGACTTTCAAATCGTAATTTTAAATAAGAAAGTGTCGCACCTCCTCGAAAAATCATTGGATTGCATACAAATGTGTTCATAGCAAAGTAGTGAGGGGCGACATTCAATTGAAATTTTGCAAAATATCGTGCACCACCTGAATGACTATTGTTTAATCCATCAATGTACAATAAACAATAATCATCACCACCAATTCTTGCAACTTGTGGAGGACTTACATCAGTTGCAGGACCCACATCTTCTTCCACATACCCCATGAGTGAACGTGCGGATGTCGTTGGTAAAGGGTTGGAACCAAATAACATAGTTAGTGTACCAAGGCCATCTGTGCGAGTAATACTAAATTTACGTGTGTTGGCATCAAACGTTACACTTGCAGCCACAGCATTCAAAAATGAAGCACTATTCAATTGTGTTTGAATTTCAATAGCCAGTTCATCTGCTGTATATGTTCCTTGTGTTAAACTAAGGGTTTGTGCAGTTAGAGCGGGCGAGGCACTTGATGTGGCTACAAATTGATAATTATGACTATTGACGGTATATTGGGAATGTGGAAATTGAGATGCTACCACACGTACACGAACAACATTACTAAAAATAGGAATGGGTACGACACATTCATTTGGATTTGGCCATTTAGTCATATCTCGATTGCCTGTGTCTACATTGATAATTTCTCTACATATATTTTTTGGAATATCTAAATCCATGATACTGTGTTTAATAATGAATAAGATTTTTTCAAATGGTATATAACAAACCGTTGGTCGTCATGTCTACAAAATCGTATACATTAATTGGAGAAACAGCAAAATTACGAATCACGGGTAATATACCATCCACGTCAACTACCACAGGTGCTTTAGTCGTTACAGCGGGTGTAGGCATTGGTGGAGATTTGTATGTAGGCGGCACAACGTACTTGGGGTCAACAACCTTTAGTGGACCAGTCACAATCACAGATACTACGGACTGTAGTGGTTTGGGAACAGGTGCACTTATTGTTAGTGGTGGTGCGAGTATCGCCAAAAATTTGTGTGTAGGTGGTGATGGTCATTTTTCTGCCACTACTGCATCTTCTTCAGTATCCACTGGTGCCGTCGTCGTCGATGGCGGTGTAGGGATTGCAGATGATGTATATATTGGTAGTGATTTGGATGTAACAGGGCATGTAGGTATTGGTGGTGTTGCTGTAAGTTCTAGTTTCGTCACCTTGATCAATGAAACAGCATTAACTGGTGTTGGTCATGTGAAAATTGGTGATGGATCTACAGTTACACCTCCATCCGCAAGTGCCAATTTTATCAATTTTCGTGTGGCTACAAACACTACCTCTGATGTATCCAATTTGGCATTAAGTCAGGCCTATAATGTCAATGGCCATTTTCAAGGTCACACCATTGATGATCCTAGTGGTGCTGCGTCGGGTACGATTACACGATGTGCAACTTTATATGTTGAAGGTGCACCAACAGTGACTGGTATTGGTGGTGTCACTATTTCACGGGGGCCTTATGCATTTTATGTCGATGGTGGAGATTGTCGCATTGATACCGATTCTACAACAGTTTTATTTTTTACAGACGCAAGTGCTGAACGGGTTGGTGTAGGAACAGATGAACCACAGAAACGATTTCATATCAAAGATGGTGATAGTGGTGGTACTATTTCAAATACTACTTCATGTATCATTGAAAGTGATGGTAATGCCAATTTAACATTATTGACAGTCAATACCGCTACTTCATATATCCACTTCGCCGATCCTGATGACTCTACAATTGGTCGGATACAATACGATCATAATATCGACACCATGGATCTTCATGTGAATGGGTCAGATCGATTACGAATTCATAGCACAGGACAAGTTGAAGTTATTGCGACAACGGATTCATCGTCGAGTACAACAGGTGCATTTATATGCGATGGTGGTGTGGGAATTGCAAAGAAGTTATACGTTGGAGATGATCTAATTGTGAATACAAACCTACTTCACGTAGATGTATCCGAAGATTTTATTGAAATGAGGTCCACTAGCTCAACGAATGCAGATGGTGGTTCTACAAACGCAGAGACGTTGAAAGTAATTGGCCCAGATTTGGGGTCGGATGAGGATGATCGAGCATATGCTGCAGAGTTTACCACAGAGGTTAGTAACACTCATCGACTACAAATTTTAACCAATCGACATACAGCTGGTTCTGGTTGGAGTACAAGCGAAATGGTGTTACGACAGGTTGTTGATGTTACCAATTTTGCTTTTATATCATTCAAAGGTGGGGCAACAGCATCAGACAGAGGACTGTACATTGGTAGTGGTGGACTTGGTAATTATGATTTTGGTGTAGATGGAACTGGTATTACCTATGTCTACAATACGACTGATTCTTCCTCAAATTCCACTGGTTCATTAGTGGTATCTGGTGGTGTTGGTATTGCCAAAAAATTGTATGTTGGAGACAATGCACAATTTGAGGCAGAAGTGCTCATTGAAGAAAAGTTATTGGTGGGAAGTGGTGTATCCTTTGGTAATGTCAATGTAGCCGAAATCAACCACTCATTCACAACAACTGGAAGTGCATCTGTTTTGGCCGTTGGTAATGGTACGATTACCCTTGGTGCAGGTGGTCATAATGCACATGAATTGTTTGTAACAGGGGGAGTAGTTGAATTGGATGGAAATACCATGAGCTCAGGTCATGTGCATCAAATGCGCATGAATACATTATTGATTCAAGACACACCTGGTACGGCAAGCGGTACGATCACCAAGTCAGCGACCTTATATATTCAAAGTGCTCCAAATAATACAAGTTCGGCAACGATCACCAATGGACCCTATGCGATTTTTGTAGACAATGGTGATTCTCGATTTGATGGTGTTGTCAGTATCACCGATTCAACATCAGCAGATGGTACCAATGGTGCCTTGGTGGTGACTGGTGGTATTTCTGCAGCAGCATCTTATTTTGGCGCCACTGTCATTAGTGGAACAAATATTGAAATTGGTCAAACTGGATCAGGAAATCGCAATTCATACATTGATTTTCATGCAGATGACACATATACTGATTATGCATTACGAATTATACGAAATGATACTGGTGCAAATGCATCATCAATTATTCGACATCGTGGCACTGGGGATTTTATGGTTGAGGCAACAGACGCCGCTGCCATCAAATTTGAAACAGATAACACTGAACGTATGTCTATTGATAGTAGTGGAGTGGTGTCTATTACAAATTCAACAACAGCAGATGGTACCAATGGCGCCTTAGTGGTGACTGGTGGGATTGTCGCAGCACAGTCGACCTTTGGAAATACGATTGTTAGTGATTCTTATGTGGAAATTAATCGTTATGGAAGTGGTGATCGAAATGCCTTTGTTGATTTTGTATCTGATGATGTTAATTCTGCTAGTTATTCAGCCAGACTCATTCGTGGTTCTGGTGAAAATGGTGGATTTACATTATCGACTAAAGGTACTGGTGCTTTAACCATTCAAACTACTAATGCAGCGCGCATTGTATTTGATACATCAGCCACTGAACGTATGGCGATTGACAGTGCAGGAGATGTCACCATCGAAGAAACATTAACTATTAATGGTCCTTCTGACAGTAATTATAGTGCTAGCCAAGCCAATTCCGCACTTCTCATTGGTGTGGATGGTGGAAAAAATACTACTAGTACGGAAAATTCCTATGGAAATATCGCCATTGGTAATTATCAAATTTATACGGATCAAGATACCACATCATCGGGCGATGCTCCTATCCAAGGTTTGAACATTCGAACACAAGACAATCCAGATGCCGATGGTTCTTATATCATCTTGAGTGTTCAAGCAAGTGGTAATTCACGTCGCCTAAGTGTCATTCAAGGCACAAGTGGATATGCCAATGGTTTTACGGATTCATTGTGTGTCGGTGCTCAATCCTATACAGACATGTCGAGTATTTATCCATCAACACGAGTAACGTTTGGTACAGGTGCCAATGCTGACTTATATGTTGCCAATGATGCTGAAGTGGATGGTGTTTTATATGTTGGATCAACAACGGATGCATCATCTTCAACGCTTGCTGGTGTTATATTCGATGGTGGATTAGCTGTTGCAAAGAAAATATACACAGGGACGGGTTTATATTTACCAACAAGTGGTGGTGATGCTCAATCAGAACTTAATTATTATGAACAATACACTCAATCAATTACCTTTTCAGGTATTTGGGCATCTAATCAAACGGTCGATGTATACTTTACTCGCATTGGAAATTTAATATCAATGACATTCGATGATCATGTCGAGGACACTATGAATAGTAGTAATGATATTAATTCAACGACTAATATTCCTTCACGTTTTCGTCCTAATAATTTAAGTGAAACATTTGCTGTCCGTGTCGATAACGATGGTATTCCAGATTTTCCAGGTTCATTCAGTGTTTCATCTACTGGAGGAATAACAGTAGGTGCTGATATGGGAGGAGGAGTGTTTAGTGGTTCTGGAAATGGTGGTTTTAAGATGAGTACATTTCATTGGATCAGATATAATTCATAATATAAATTGTATCATAATTTTGAATTGAATATTTTAAAGGATGGAAATAAATGTTACGAGAAGTACAGAAAGAAGAAGAAGTGAGTAAAACAATGGATGTATTAGTACAGGAATATGTACAATTGAAACGGCAGCGACGTGATTTGATGAAATTAAAATTGCGTCGCGAGGCTCAACAGTTGGCCATTGATGATGATGTGAGTGATAATCGTAAACGATGTGTTCTACTGAAAGCGTTGGAACGTAAATTACAAGTTCCAGAAGTTCAAAAGGTGTTGGGGTGGGATTATGGACAAATTTTTAATGGTCTTGCCATACTTGAAGATATGTATAATGAACAACAAAAAATAGTGGATCGTGGTGATGCAAAGGCAAATGACCGTGCGATGTTTGTCACAAAAATGGAAACAGATATTGCGACAAAGGATAAGGAATTAGAGGTAACATTAGCAGAAATTCAAAAATTGCGACCAGAATTTGCATTATAAGAAGATCATGTTCAATACATTCAAAATTCAACATTCAACATTCATAATTCATTTTTCTTTTTTTTGCAAATTTAAAATTTAAAATTTAAAATATGAGTGAGATGTCAAGAAGGGAGGCGATCAACATGGTGGAAAAGCGTTGTCAAGAAGAAGGTAATGATGAATGGATCCTTCAATTTGTTCGTAAGCATCATTTACGACCGTCTGAATTACGTATAGCTATTCAATATGCTGCACGTTATGGTAATTTATCGACACTGAAAGTCTTGCATGAAGATTTAAATGTGCCATTTGGTCCATGGTCATCTATAGTTTTAAGGCAATTATCCAATATGGGATTTAAAGATGTGGCAAAATATATTCGATTGAACATTTAATCATATGTGATTTTGATTTCACCATCTTCAATATGAAAAGCATCTGTTTGATCACCCAATACATCTTCAGATGTTGGTTTGGGTTTGGGGGAAATCGGCGTTGATGTCGATGTCGGTGTTGGTGTTGGTTCGTCATCACCTTGATATTGTACACCGAGCATTACGCTCAAAAACTCAGCATCTGCACGACTGTAGTGTACACCTTTTTTGTCGAGTTGTTCAAAAAAAGCATCTGATGGCAGACGGCCACCTCGGCTAAGTCGTCGAAGAACTTGCGAAAGGGGGGTGGATCCAAACCAGTTCTTGATATCGTCATTGGGAAAGGGGATGCAATTATCCCATGGAACATCGTGTTCGATACAGTGAAGGGTGTGTAGTCGAACAAGATCCGATACGCGATCTTGAAGAACGCGAAGTCCTTTGCCTTGTTCTTTGATTTTGTTGTTTTGTTGCTTGCTGTGGAATTCCAGATTTCGGGTCTTGGCAAGAAGATAATTGACTTGTTGCGTCAATTGATGAATGGGGCTGGTTGGGTTTTCCATAGGATTGAGCATACTTCCGGTGGTGGGTGAAGTGGGTGCAACGACAGGTGCCGTCAAAGGGATGACATATGGAAAAGAAGATTGATGGCGCGGTGAAGTGGACGAAGATGAAGAAGAAGAGGAGGAGTAGTGTTGATGTGGACGCGGGCGTGAGTGTTGGTGTGGATGTTGATGTTGATGTTGAGGGGGGTGGGGATGTGGTGGTGTATGATGTGGTCGTTGGTAGGGATGATATCCACGAGGTTTGCGCGGGATATGTGGTCTTTTTTTCGAAGATGACATTGATTGTCTGGTTGGTTTCTTGATGACGATGAGTTTGAATTGTGGAGTTGACATGGTGAAGAGTGAGGGTATTTTGGAAAATGTAAATTTAAATGATCATGTTTTACCATACAATTGGATGTGGATAGAAATAGTATTTCAAATACATTACGTTACATTAGTATTGTCATATATCCGTTATGTATTTGAATATCCATTGTATTTTTTATATTTGAATGGTCCATCATATATGGGATGTTGGTTTCAATTGCCATTGATACAAATTTGTGAACAATTGACATCTGTATCTCATAATCATTGGCAAGAGCATTGGGCAGTATGTGAATCATTGGTTCATCAGCGATTTATGTCGTTTATGTATACATTGTATATTGTATTGTATTATATCGTATTGTTTATAGTATGTCGTGGTATGTATCGTTTATGTTCATTCCGATAACAAACTTTTACAAATGGATTGCATGATACGTTTTCTAGGTCCACTTCTTGATTCTTTACGTCGTTGTAATTCTGAAAATCCACGTTTGGTTGTGATAGGCACTAATCCTTTTGCAGATGTCCATTCAAACCATTGACAGAGTGCATCTGTTTGTAAAATGGCATCGAATTCATTTTGGGTGACCCATGTATCAATACCCATACCTCCTGCAATATAAATAAAACATCTTGATTCATGAGTACTTAATTTTGAAACGAACGTTTGAACGGCTTTATGACACTGTTCATACGATGTAAATAATCCATGAAATGAACTGAATGAACTACCAATAATGTAGTGCATACTATTCTTGTAATTCAAATCCAAGATTTTAATTATGGAATTAATCCACCACAATGTCGATTACCACGAATGGAGGATGGATTAAGAAGACCAAGTCGTTCACCAACACTGAATACATATTGTTCGTATCGCTGAAACTGTGGTCCATGAATGGATACACCATTTCGCGTAGGTTCAAAATCAGCAGTCATACAATGAGCAATTTCGTGAAGTGCGATATACAAAATGTTTTGTAATTGTCCAATGGTGGGTTGATTGCGTGCTTGTCGTAAACATAAAAAGATAATATCTCCTTTGTTTCGGTTGATAGCCAAATGTTTAGGATTGGATGCAGGTAATTCAATGAGTAACAAATCACTAAAATCGGGTTGAAATCTAGAAACTAATCGCGCCATTCCCCTTTTCATAAATGGTATGGTTTCTGTTTGTACATCTGCAGCAATTTGATTAATGACTAAAATAATTTGATGTTTGATTCTTGCTAATGTATTAGCAGCTTGTGTTTGATGTTTGGTGGGTAAAACAAAATATGATTGACCATCATAGGATGCCATAGTTTCTACATGATGTCGTGTGATCCATTTGAAAATCATCCAATCTGTTAATTTGAACACACCCAAGGTAACAACCGCACCAATGAAAAGTTGTTGATACATACGCAATACTTACTTTATTCACACATAAAAAGAAATCAACCACGTCCGGCCATCCACGCGCATCCATATGATTGGATTTGAGAATTCAAATAAAAAAGTTGTTTAACAAAAAAAGCAAACAGGAAGTGTAATTATCATAACAATACAAAATACGAAGAGTGTCATAGTTACAGGAATACACCAAGAACAAGTTGTTGTGAATCCTTGGAATGTCACTTCACCAAGGTTGGTTTTGGAATATATTGCACAAGAATATGTTGGTTTCAAAAGTGATTTGTGCCATTTCTGTACATCTGATTTTGATGTAAATAATGTAAATTCAAATCGTCGTCGAGGATATGATAAACGAACATCAACAATTTCCTTGGTAATGGGATGTTGAGCAGTGGCAATGGCGTGACCAGAATAAACTCCAAGTCGATGACCAATTGTTTTGAACGTGGTGTCTGATGCATTGTAGCATTGTGTCCAAGTTCCATTTGGTTCATCTTTATCGACTCCATACGTCATAATACATACAACAACAAACCCAAAGAGAAATGCCAAGCAGAAGACGATAAAAAAGAATACAAGTGTGCACATGAAAACATCATCACGATAACGTTCCAATCGCTCTGGCCACCACATTTTGAATTTTGATTTGAATTTTATTTTTTTTAAATTTATTACTGGTTATTTTCAAAATATGATTTATAGTACATTCCAGAAAAAAATGAACCAAGTATAAAAATAATGAAAAACATAATAATCGCAGCTACTGGAAATTTTACAAGTGGTCCATTTGCATAGTCAATGGTATTTCCAGTAAATGTATCAATTCCTCCGCGTTGAGGATGTTTTTCAATATTGCATGGGTATTTCATTGATGCATTTACGTATTTGAACCAATTAGTTACATCTGATTTAGATGTTGACCGGATAAATTCTTCTTTGCAAGGAGGCCAATATAAACGCACAGAAACATTTTGTTTGTTTTCTGGATCATAAGCAATACTTTGAATTTGCCCAGAGTATACATTGAAACGATGATGTACAATATTAATTGTGTTCATGTCAGCACCATAACAATATGTTTTAATCCCATCGTGATCACCAGGATGACACCTTGCATCTTGAATTACTACACCAAAAATAAATAATGCAATAGCACCAAGCATAACTATAGTAATAACGAATAGGTACAATATGAAATGACACGTCTTCCATTTTGTTGATGGTTGTTCGACACTTTCGAGCGCGGCGCCCATTGTTTGATAATTAGGTGGGGGGGTATCCATTTCTTGGCCTTCGACTTCATCATAATGAGGTGGGGCATCAATTTCTTGGCCTTCAACTTCATCATTTGGGTATTCGTCAATAACTTCTACTGAATACATACTTGAATTTTGAATTATGAACAAGAAATTGAATTTTAGGAAGGAATGAGATTTTTTGTAGTCTATATATAGATATATATGGGTTGGAAATTTGAAACATTTTTACTATTTTTAGGGTTGTTATTCATGTTTGGATTGGTGGATACCCTAAAACCACCCAAACCAAAGCGTTTAACAGATGAAGAACGCATGGGTATGGATCGACCAGCATTTTTAGACAATGAAGTTCAGCAAATTTTCGAAAAATATGTTCCTGAATTTTATTTACATCCCGATGAGCCTTACCCACCGCTACCCATAGAAAAGTATTTAGAGACGACAACACGTAAAGGTAACACATTAGTAAGTTCATTAGATCGACATGGATGGCATCGTTCCAATTATTCATATCCGTCATTATCATCTGTTCCTTGTTATGGCCACATCAGTTCTGAAATTGATTATGACGGACAACCTATTTTACGTTTATTTTATTTTGTAACCTTTGGTTTTAATGGTTCCAAGCGTATATTGTGGTTGTTCGACGCAGGTGAACATCAATTCGATGTGGAACATGTTCAAGTGATTGTTGATATGAATACGCATAAGGTAAAGAGAGTGTTTTATGGTGCACATGGCCGTACAGATGGTATGTGGTTGGATGCATCTCAAATACAATTTACTGATCATCATGCACATACGTATATGGCGTTAAATGGTCATGGTATGTATCCAACCACAGGAACATGGCCACGGTTATTTTTCATTGCGAATGATCATACAGAAAAAGGTGAAAAATGGACACCAAAAAATATTGTTCGTGTTTATTCAAAAGAAGAACCAATGACAACAGATTGGTTGGCAATGAAAGGTAAATTTGGCGATGGTCATGTCTCAGCACCAGACATTGAAAAATTGAAACAGGTTGATAAACATACAACATTATGCACGCGTTTATTTTTGAAATGTTAATTAAATGATGGCATGATTCTTGGAAACATTTCTTCATCCTCGATACGTGTCATACAAGAGAAGGAGAATTTATAAGGGTGGATCCCACCTATGTACATAAATGGTGATGCCTGTGCAATTATTTCTGCATGTGCAGATCTTATAAACCACATTAAAAAAACACGGGATTGATAACGATGCACATACATGATATTAAAGTATTTACGAAAATGCATTAAAAACATCGTAATGGGTATTGTAAACATTTTGAATTTTGAATGTTGAATTTTGAATTTTGAAGTACAAACACAAATTTGATAAAATGTTGTTCAATGAACCATTCATAATTCAAAATGACATTGCCTTCCTACTACACAAAAATCCCTTTACCTGAAGACATCCAACCTGAATCCGGCACTGGATCTGGCACATCGTCATCATCGAATACTGATCCACCTATGGTGGTAGAAGGTGGTGTTGGTATGCATTGGAATTATTTCTTTTCGAGGGAGGCTCGTCAGCGATTGATTGATGACATTGCCAATGGCGATCTCGTGGTATATGGTTGGACAGTATGGATTGTCATCTATGCAACTGCTATGATAACCATGTCATCCATTGCATTGGTTTATTTTTATGATACTCACCAGTATGCATGTGCCTTTTACCAGTATTCGTGTTTTGTACTTGGTATTTCTGTGATTCAATTTGTATGTGTCTTTTTCTTTGAAAATCATAAATCTGTGGATTACTGTACGAATTCCCGATGTATGTTGGGTTTTAGTGTATGTGTTACATCTTTTGCATCTATGATTATTTTGGGATTGTTTGCTTATTCTATGGATGTCTACATCACTTCTGATGATGTTGATCATTACCCTCAATCTTTTTTTATCTTTGTGTGTGTTCAAATGTTTCATTTATTTTGCTATGTAGTGTATAACATTTGCCTTTGCAAACGTTGGTAATTCAAAAATTAATCAAAATTCAAATGACTGATTCTCATCGACAATTATGGCAAACTCGATCATCAATTATGGATGAATTAACTTCACAATATGAGTATAAACGTGAATTGGATCATATATTGCACAATTATTTACGTTGGAATACATATGAATTGCGTAATCGTCGTGAAATTGTACAAATGGCTATTGATTGTCTTGAAGTTCGACTACAGCAAATAAATCGTCGTCTTTCTATATCATCTTCGTTGCCAACTAGACGATCGCGTAGTATTTAACGATGAAATTGTTCTATTAGTTCTTGATATCGACGTTTTGTTTGATGTAAAAAATCAGTTTGTGTGGTGTTGATGTTTCGTCTTCGCTTTCGTGGAATACGAAAGGCACCAAAGATTGGTTGTAAAACCACTTTGTCTAATTTCATAAATTCTTGAAAATTGGAACATGGGATATTATAACGTCCCATTCGTTCATTTTTTTCACAAAAACATCGACGATAAATTCCCAATTTGTTCACTACAAAATAAAGACCATTAGATGAATGTTCACCACCATGATTTTGACAATATCGTGTAGAGGTGATACGAGCAATATAATGTTCGAATTCACCTTTACTGGGATCACCTTTGGTAAATTTAGGAGTTGCAATACTTACCAAAGGAAAATAATGATGTAATAATTCTTCAACAAGACCAACTTTTCCTTCACTTGGTGTTGAAAAAGTCCGTCCATGGGAAGATGTGGATGTGGGTAGTGTAATATCTGATACTTGCACAGATGTGAGTACACCAGGTTTTTGAAGACTGCATTGTAGCAGTACAGAAAAGTCAGATGGTTGTGTATCGACTGTGTTTGAATCTTTATCCATAAAACATCGAAAAGTATAAGGTCGTCCAACATCGATAAATCCACGTGCATGTGTTCGACATTGTCCTTTTCGACATTTACAGGATCGTAATTTTCTAGATCCTAACATACGACATTGTGGTTTTTTAATAATATTAAGATCAAAGACATCATTCCATCCATTTGTGAGTTGAGAATGAATATGTCGTCCATCTTCATCTTTCCATGTAAATGATTGACGTGGAAAATGATGATCAGCCGTATGAATAAAGACTTGTCGTATTTTCAATCGATTTTCCAGAGTTAGACATATGGATGGCCAAATTAAATGAAGACCATATTTCACTTTATCTCCTTTTCGTGTTGTTGGTGATTCAAGAATGATCAATTCTTTTTGATCATCTGTTTTTAAATCTTCGCATCGTTCAAGAAGAGCGGAATGAAGAAATGCAATCAATGGTTGAATGGCTGTAAAGCAAATTTTCGAATCAAATAAAAAGTCCATATCCAATAAAAGACATGGTGTATCACATGATTTTTCATCCATGTATAATGCATTGCCACATTCTAAATCACGGGCATATTGTCGATAAAATTCCGTCAATTGACGAGATGGTATACTGATAGCACCACGCATACCAGCAAATCGTGCATCTTGTAGTGTATGAGTCATTCCTTGTGTGCTGCCACTTGGACAGACATATTTGTTTCGTTTGATCCATTGATACACCAAGGGTAGTTTTCGAGATCGAGTTTTTAAAGCAGTAGTGGATGCATGATCATAATCTTGTAAGGGCTGTGGTGGAGCGGATGTGGCATGATGAATCCGACTCATCTCCCATACTTTGTACCCACCAAAAAATTATGTTGGATTATCAACTCAATACAATCAAAAAGTTTTGAAAAATGGTTCCAAAATGTCAAACAATATAAATATAGAAACTCTAAAAATGTAGATTAAACAAAAAGAGGAAAAATTAAACGTTCGTTTTTTTATAAAGATAATTTTATTTTGTGAGTATAAATGTCGTCAACTACCAATACTACATTAGGTCATTTAGTTCGTGGTCAACCTGTTTTAAAGAAATTATATGGTGTGAGCATGTCACCACGTCTAGCATATAAATTAGGTGTATGGATCAATGCAGTAGATGCCCATTTAACTGAATATCAAAAACAACACAACAAGATTTTAGAAACGTATAGTCAAGAATGTAAAGAGGATTCATCAAAACGTCTTGTTCCTGAAAAGGATAGAGAGGCATACGTCAATGCCATGAATGAATTGACGCGTACACGTGTAACATTTGTACAAGATCGTGTTCCTTTGAGTTTGTTAGAAAAGTTGGATATTGAATTAAAACCATCGGATATGGGTATGATTGCCTTTTTGATTCATGATGATTCTGTTCATGTCTCTGCTCTACCCCCTAAACATCCTAACCCTCCTACAGCAATTGCAATGACTAAAGACAGTTAAATCCTTGACCAGATCGACATGTACTTCTTTGGAATTCAGAACAAGACATAATATCAAGATAATGAGTTACATTGGTTGCAAATGTACCAATAGAGCCAAATTTACTTAATAAACTACTCATTGCTTTATATTGACCATCTCCGAATTGTGTGTGACAAGATTGTTTACCATTGTTTGATTGTTCAATGACAACAAGTCGATAGTTAGGATTCGATTGAAAGTTTTTCACAATAGCTGATTTGAAATGAAAGACGTCATTTGCTTGTTTCACACCATCCACAATGACAAATCCTTGACCAGAGACAGCAGAATGAACTTTGATACTACCACCGCCAATACGTAACACTGTACGTGGACCTTTAAAATCGCGTTCAGGGTAGAGAAATACCATTGGTTCACCACTTGGATCATAAGTGACAGATTCTGAAGGGGTGTGGCGTTTGACAATGCGTTCCATTCGTGCATAATCAATGTCAGAGGGTAACATACCAGCTAATCGATCGTAATTAATACCAGGAGTGACCTTTTTTGCATCAATCATCTTTTGAATACGACGATAATCTGTTGCAGGTGGTAATTTTGAATAATCAAATTGAGCATCATTGATTAATTGTTGTATCTTTTGATAATCAATGCCATCAGGTTGGTCGGGTTGTGGAATGGCATTGACGAAATCTTGAATACGATCATAATCCACAGTGGTTACTGGAATTTTTGAATAATCAATTCCTGGAACATTGTTTCGCCATTTTTCAAGCATATTATTTAATCGTTTATAATCAACTTTAGTCACTGGTTTGTTATCAATCATATCTTGCATTCGTTCATAATTAAATTGTGGTTTAGGAATACCAGTGACAGATTGATCCATCATTTTTTTGATTTTACCATAATCAATACCTTCTTGTTTTGGAAATTCTAAATTGTCTAACATTCCTTGAAGTCGATTATAATCAATGTTGATTGATGGTGTATCTGATTGAGAAATGGTGCTAATCATTTGCTGAATTCGTTCATAGTCGACATTGGCACATTTTTGACAGGGTCGTTGTTCACAATCTGGACATTTTGGACAATCTAGACATTTCACATGAGTACAATCTGGACATGTTGTTGCACTAGGACATTCTTTATTTCCGTATTGTTGATATGCAATATATCCAAGAGCAAGACCTGTAGCTAGTAATGTAATCTTTTCCATATTGATTTATAAATAGGAAATATTTTATTCATCCAAACAAATTATAATCGTCATCATCTGAACTAAATTCTGATTCAACAAGAAAATGCAAATGGATCTCAGCTTCTTGTTCATTACCTAATGCATTAGTAAGGATTTGTACAATTCGTGGTATAGTTTGTTGTAGATTTGCATCACCTCTTGTTTCTTGAGTAAATCGAAAGACGCCTAACCGAGTTGCTGCATGTGCTAATAACACTTCGCGTTCATGTTCTTGTACGACTGGATTATAAATGTGTGTAATGTTGTCTTCTGGTTCATTTGACCCACAATGACATTGTTGCGGATGAATGGAACAATGTTGATTCATTTTTTGCTATTTTTAAATGATTTGAATATTTGAAATATTTTTTTATTAACGATTTAAATACATTTAACCAAAAATGTTATTCTCAAAATTCAAATGTCTTCTGGAAAACGGCGCCGTCAGCAAGTATTGTCTTCATCTTCAACACCGATCCAACGTGTGGTGCACACACAATGGCGGGGTCATGCTTTGAAGAGACGATATAAAAAGGCACACCCATCAGACCAAAGCGTGGTGGAGACTGAGCGGAAGAAATTGAAATGTGCATTTGAAAAATATAATGCACAAAAGCCTGGATTTCGTGACCCAACAAAAATGATGTCACGTTTACTCCATCTTCGCAATTGGGAACGAACATCCCAGTATATTGCGTTGTCTACTTTACACGGCAGTCTTTTACTAACAACTAAAGGCGTGGTTCGCCATTTAGGTTTTCCTGATTCCTTTACATGTAAAACATCTATTGGATTATTCCAATATTCTGATTTGCACCATATGTGGTTTCATCATTGTGTGGATGCATGTGATTATCAAAGATCGCATATTATTACTCACAAAAAAGGATATGATGAGTATATAGAATCAAATTTTGGTGTGTTAAAGGAATTATTTCAATGTCGTGATATATGGATGTATATTTTGGATTTTCTTATTCCTCGTCAGATGATTCTTCCTCATATTCTGTGAAGTCTTCACTTTCTTCCTCATTTGCAGAAGAACACGTATAAGACGAATCTGATTTGTATCTTTCATCTTCACTATCATTCACGATAAAATCTTGCAAATCACTTTCACTTTCTTCGATTTCTTCTTCTTCTGATTCAGATTCATATTCATAAGAATCGCTACTTTTTTCATTGTCAGATTCATGTTGTTTGTCAATGATATGGACACGTACATGTGCCATATCTATAATACCATCTGGTTTGCGTAAAGGAACAAGACGACGTGGTGGTTGTACTAATCGTCCGCTTCGTGTACGCCGCCGTGTATCATGTGGTGAAACGACATGAATGTATCGTTCATCTTCTTCATGTTGTGTCATTGGATCTGTCATTTTTATTGATATTCGAGAATAAAATTTGTTGAAATTAATGACCGCGTGCAAGTCCCAATGGTTGGTTCGATCGACGTAGTCGTTTATCATGATATTGGGCAATAAAGGTTGGTGCATTAGCATCTTCCCAGACATCGAGTTGTCCAGCTTGTCGCTGACGACGATATGAACTTTGAACCACTTGATACTTTGCTTTGGGGTTTACAGTGGGAATAAGATGTTGTTTACCTCTTTGTTTTTTACTAGAATCGCGATGATACAAAGCACCTCCTGCATACGTTGCATGGAGACGAGTGGGTGCTAAATTTTCTTGTTCGCGTTTGGTAGCTACTTTTAGATTTTCAGGAACAGGGAAATAGGAAGAATTGGTACGTGCATGAATATGTGTTGGGAGTGCCCGATTTTGTTGTCGGCGTCGATGACTCATCACACCACCGCGTTCTTCAACAGATCCAGGACGGAAAGTACTACGCGTACTGATAATTGGTCGTGGACCGGGCATTTCATCATTTCGTTTCAGTCCGAGATTGTCATAATAAGTCACTTCCTTTCTAGACAATCGATCGACATGTGTTGATTCATATCGTGTCTGTCGATTGGGTGGCAATTGTCCAGTGCCAAATGTGTTGATGATGTTACCATTTGCATCTTTAAAGTTGGTCCATTCATCATATTTGGAAAGACCAGAACGCGATGCAACATGACGAGTGTAGTTTGGGTCGAAATCAGACTCTTGCCCATAATGGCGATTGTTTTCAATTCGTGGTTGGAATGGATTGACATGTTCGCGATTATGCATAAAAAATCGTTGGTGTGTTTGTTTAGGTGCAGGATCGGTGACATCTTGTCGGAAGTTTCCAGAGGGTAAGGCACCATGTTCTAAGGCATGCTGTTCCAACCATTCGTCTCGCGTTTGCCATTTGGAAGGTCGATCGCGTAAAGGTGCGGCCTTACCATGATGTGGTAAGGAATCTAATTGATCAAGAGGTGCACCTTTTTGTTCGTAAAATGATTCATGATGTGCAGTAACAACTTTAAAGGCTAATGCTCCAAGTAAGATGGTTGCAATCAAGGATTCTTCCATTTTATAATAGATCGTGATTTTATTTTTTAAATTTCGCGATACAAACAACGACTCTTATGATCTAGACATAGTACATGCCTATGGCCCATACCACAACTACAGCGAAATGGTAGTCGAGGAATCGCAACACTCGTATCGATATCCGCACTATCCGGCACTGGTACACCCGACCCATGAATACCATAACCATCTGCTTGAACCATTGAAAGGTCTCGGAGGCGCATGATTGAAAAGGGTAACATTAGATATGCTAAAACCCCAAAATGCCCATGTTCAAATGTGTTTGCTTGACCATTGATTAATGCCTGCATAGTATCATAAAACAATTTGGGGTCAGCATGTTCGAATTCCCATCGTCCATTACGTTTCTTTGCAGCTTGTAAAGGGGAATGGAACATGATATAAGGCATGGATTCTGGATATTTGTCAATAATGTCTTTTGGTAAATCAAATTCATATGGACCAACAACACAAGGATAAGTTGTTTCTTCATTTAATTCTTCTTCGAGAGACGACATGTTTATTTCAGAAAGATATTTTATTATTTGGGGGTTTTATGTACATGATGGTAAAAAGTAAATAATCCATAAACAGCAGCCAGGGCAATAATGGCATCAATAAAACTGATAAACAAAAGATTCATGGTTATGTATGTACAAAAAAAACATCTTTTCATATTTACCGCACACGTTTTAAATCATATTCAATCATAAAGATATCAATATCTTGATGTAAAGAGGTTAAACTACGAAGAGTTGTTGTATACTGTTCAGAGGCACGACAATGTTCAACACATTCTCGATGTTTTTTATGCATCAAGGTATTTTGGTAGTGTTGCCATGCATCTTTTCTCATTTTTAAATATCGATTCTTTTGTTTGATGATTTTATCTTGTAATGCACGACAATCAGATACCAATGAATCTTTTCCAGTTTTAAAAGTGGTGATACGTTCACGTACATATTTAATTTTTGTAGTAAATGTATCAATTCGTTGTTGCAAGTCATGTGCTCGATGTAAAGCATCTGTACTTAACATGGTTTTCTTTTCACCTTCACCTTCTACTTCATGATGAATGGTATCCAACATGATTTGTGCAGTTTTTTGTGCATCAATTAAACAAGTTTGTTGACGTTCAAGAATGGTCACATCTAAAAAACAATCACTTAAACGTCGAGGTCGTGATTTGATTTGTTTAAATTCGTGATGAAATGCATGACATGGAAATTTTTGTGCAATATACACCCGAATATTTTGAACCATGAGATGATTCAGAGGACAAATGAGTATATAGACAGCAGTTTTTAAAGTCATATGTTGATCATCCACATCAATTTGAATATCATCTGTCCATTCCATACTTCGATGGATAGATCGTCTCAATCGTTTATGTTTTCGCCATTTGAATCCATGTTTATTCCATGAAAGAATAACAACATTTTGTTTTTTTCCCATCGAAATCATGGATCCTGTGACATGTGTTGATTGTTTATCAACTGGTGTGGTTGGTGGGGTGATGGGTTTTCTTGTGCATGCACTCTCTTGTGGAGATATTGGAAGAGAACTCATAGAGAGAGTTTGGATTTTGGATTTTGATTTTAATTATTTATTGAATAAAATTAAACATTGAAAAATAATTCTACATGATGGAACAAGACGACATCCAACTTGAGTTATATTTCTTTTGAATTTTTTGAATTTCTTCTTTTTGAATATTGGCAATGGATTTTGCCTTTGCATTTTTTAAAATCCAATACAATCCATAGGTTTTTGATTTACATGATAATTTATAAACGCGAGGATGTTCATATTTTGAATCATAATGAATTTCAATTCGTTGACCTTTTTGTAAAAGTTTGCCATCTGTTTCAAGAACAACAAAATCTCCACGGACAACGAGTTCCTTTTGTTCATCAAGTTGTAAATCTTCGGTCATCACTTCAATTTTTGACCGGATTCGATGTTTTGTCCCCGGTCCATTACCTAATACCATTTCAAGAACATCACCCTGTTGAATCATAATTTAACTTTGTGCAACAAAAATAATTTTGTTGCATTACTCTAAAGATAAAGTATGAGATTACCGGCTATGTTGTTGTTTGCCTTGGTCGCGGTATGGGCTTTAATGTATATGAAAGATGATCAAGATCAAACAGAAGAATCTCTTCCACGTGAAGTACAAAAACCTTTAGCTATTGCAGTGGATGAACGTACTATGCCTGAACGTATTCCACATGTGGGTGGGTTTGGTTTACCAGCAGTGAATCAAGAGACTTTATTCGGCCATACCGCGCGTAGTGGAACTGAATCGGCCAATAACTTTGCTGAGTCGTGGGATGTTAGAGGAGAGCCTGATGTAGTATTGCGTAAACAACGTGAATTAGCTGAACGCGGTGTGGAAGGAAATCCTTTCTTTGCCATGATGAATCCAAAGGCTTTAGACAAACTAGAACATTTAGATCATCGTGATCGGTTAATTGGTGAATTTCATGCATCTGGATTAGATCGCGAATAATTTAAAAAAGTGAAATAAACAAAATCATAATTCAAAAATCATTTTGATTGAAAATGGCGCGTGGGAGTAAACGAGGCTTGAGTTCGCGGGCCCACCAACGCCGTTATGGGCAATTTGAATTGAGGGGTAGACATAAGAATCGTCATGGACGCGAACCATGTTTTTGTATTGCATTTCGTTCGCAAATTGAAACAGCAACGACAATGGCTAGAAAGATGTTGGTAGCTGTTCATAATCGAGACATTATGTTTATTGATTCAGTCACTGACAAATTATGTCCAATATGCAAAGAAGCCATTTCGCGTGCTTGTGCGCGTTTGCAAAAATGAAGTGCTGTTTCAAATTTAAAGGAAATAAATTGATGTTTTGTTATAAATGTCGTCGTTGAGTAAAGACAAGGTCGCGGAATTGATGCAAGAATTAGCAGATAATAAGGATACCATCCACAAATTGAATCAGCGTAATCGCGAGATCACTAATCAGATTTCGTCATTTATGAAAAAGACAGAGATTAAGAAGGTAAAGGTGCAGAGTGAACAGGTGGAACGTCGTGTATGGAATGTGGTAAAGACTCCTAAAAAGAAGATGCCACGTTGGGGTCGTCCTTTATTGGTGGATGCAATTAAGGCGTATCGTCAATCAACGGGAAAGACGGTGGATGAGGAATTGGCAAATTTTATTGTGGACTTTCGTGTTCGCAATACACAAGTGGTGGGTGAAACAACATCTGTTCGTCGTTATGAACCAAAGAAGTCAAAGGGTGAAGAAGCAGGAGGGAAGGAATTGGATGTGACAGATATGGTGGAACCATCACAAAATGTAGACTCATCATTACATGATCATACTAAACCAATTTCTGTATAATTAAAGTATCATTTTCAAATAAACCCATGCAATCTTTTCACATTTTACCAGAATGGTTAAATGAGCATAACATTACAAAACCTCACATTGCATTAAATTGTCGAGACATGCTACCATATGCTGATATTTTACCAATTCGTTATATAGATATTGTACGTGGTGAAATGCATATGCGAATACCATGTAAAATTCGTAAATTTCATGGTGTTCATCGAATTAATATCAAAGCCATGGATCGAGTGTGTTTACATAATTTAAATGTTACAATTTACCCTAAAGAGTTGAATGATAATGTTTGTTTTGTCCATGAAGAATTTATATTTTATGACTTTTTACATTTGCAAAGAAAGCGTGAGAAATTGATTAAAAAATATGAAAGTCATCCTTTATTTCAAGAACAAGTGATTAATGAGTTGATCAATTTGGAATTTCAAAATGGGGTTTCTCATTGTAAATGTAGTTCGTCAATAAAACTGTGTTGAATAAATTTTCTCATGTATAATTAAGTAAGCAAATGGCAAGTCAGGAATATTTGATGAATGCGATGATGGCAGCAGTGGCTGGTGGTGCGGTGTATATGTTACTTGTCACTTTAAAACCTGATTTCGTGTATGATAAGGAATCACAACAATTTAACGAGGGTATGCATAGTCCAGAGAATGTTGGTTTAGCTGTGGCTGTTGCATCATTTGCTGGCCTTTGGTTGCGTGGACGGGGTAAGGAAGAATCTATTGTCTTTTTCGAAAGTGCTGGTGATACATTCCGCGGTTTAGAAGATGTTTAATTTAATTTAATCTTCTTTTTTAGAGGATGTCGATTTTAATTTGGTTAATAAGGTTGCCATAGCTTGGTTGGCTTCTTCTTCTTGTTGTTTAGCTTCTTCTTCTTCTTTGTGTCGCCGTTCGCGTACCATATCAAAATAATAATCGATGAATAAATAAGCAGTGATGAGAGTCATGCAGATAAGAATATTTCGTGTGGACATGATATAGAATGTCTAAAATTTTTGATAGAGCTTTAGTAAATCAATGCTTTTTTCTTTAATAGAATTTGCAGCAGGGACAACATGGTTTATGGCCAAACAATCGTATTACATGGGTTCCTACTTGATATATGGTAGTCGTGAAGATGAAATTATGCGTGAGTTGAATAAACAACGAAAGGAAATTCGAGAATTGCGTGAAGTGTTACAATTGGCTCAACCATGGGAACGATTAGATGAGGATTATATCGAATATTATGAATCTTTTGAAAAGGATAAACGCAAGGAGACATGATCCCCTTTTGATCCAATTTGCGTATGATCGGCCCATGGTCGTAACATACGTATTGTGGGTGGTAAATTTTCGATGTTGGTGTTGGCAATGACAAATGCATCTTCAATGGTTAATTTTTTATTAATTTTTACTTGAAAAAGCGATCCATCATAATATTCATGTGGAAATGTAAGACGAAGTAAACAAATATCAAAATAATGAGTATTAAAAACAGCACACTGTGGTTTATTGTTCCATCGAAAACAAAATAAAATTAAATCTTTTTTAAAAAAATAATCATCACATATGGTTTTAAATATTGAACGTAACTCTTTTTTTAAATTTGTATCTTTAACTCTATAGGCAACCCCTTTTCCAAATTCAATTTGTTTATAAGACATAAGAAAAGTATTTATTAGTCTCCAATAAGATATTTTTTTAAAATTGTAACCGTTTGTTGACCTAACTCTTGAATAGATCCATCATTTTTAACACGAACGTCATATGTAATACGTCGCCATTCTTGTTCAGATGTGTGTTGATCATGTTCAAGTTGTAACCCCGGTCGTTCAACATACACAAGTAAACCACCAAGATTACGTATGGCCATGGCTTCTTTTTGAAATCGTACATCTGATACAACTACACGCTTTGAAGAATGTAGTTTCATAAATTTATGAAACATTTGTATCCATAACCCATCACCACTATGGAATGTAGGTAATAGTTCTGGCAATTGTTTACGTAATAATTCTGTTCCAATCACCTGAAACAATTGACGTGGTGTTACACCCCACACAGGATCTATTTCTTCTTTTTTATCAGGATCATACAATTGATCATCCGTAAGTCCAAACATACATTGAATGCCTTGTTTTAGTGGTTTGGCAAAAGCATATTCAATAAATTCATGATGTTGACATAAATAATCACTTAATGTAGATTTACCACTTCCCTTTGGCCCACAAATACCAATGATAAACATTTGATTATAGTGAAGAAATTATAATCCCAATTCTATCGCGTTTTCCATAGCCCGTTCATGTTCTCGAACCATACTTTGCTGTATTTGTCTTTGAAAATTTTGTATCTCTTGTTGCTTTTGTTCGTCTGTCATTGGTGGATTTTCATTTTCAACAACGCTTACTCCACGATTCAAAAATAGATCAGGCTCGTCGCCATCTATATCTACAAGTGGTGGCATATTATCATCGCGTTTCTTTTCTTCATCAAGCCCATCTTCAAGTGGTGGTGGTATATTCTCGCTGTGGAGATAAAACTTTTCTTCACGTTCCTTCTCATCATTCAGCCTACCTGGAAAACGTGTGCCAGTAGCAACGTGATTCATAAATGAATGCAAGCGCGTGACATCATTAGCTAGTTGCTGCTTATTTTGTAAACACCTTGCCAATGTCTCTAACTTGTTTACATCTGTTTGTACCCGTTCTTTGTTTTCTAAACATTTTTTAAGGTCGTCGAGCGTGGGTCTCGCTGGTGGCATTGGTGCAGGTTGAATTTTCAATGGTCCTGCTTGTGGCATGTCTGCATCAGGTACATTGGGTACAACAGGTGGAGGTACGACCGGTTGAATGTTCAACGGTCCTGCTTGTGGCATGTCTAAATCAGGTACATCAGGCACAACGGGTGGAGGTACAACGATTAAATTGGGATCAAACGCTGGAGCACTTGGAATACGCACTGGTCTGCGCAGAATGGATCGAACACTGGGCGGAAGGGATACATCATTGATCAAATTAGGATCAAAGGCTGGGGCACCTGGAATTCGCACTGGTCTACGCAAAATGGATCGAACACTGGGCGGAAGGGATACATCATTGATCAAATTAGGATCAAAGGCTGGGGCACCTGGAATACCTGCTGGTCCTAGGATACCTGGAATACCTGCTGGTCCTGGGATACCTGGAATACCTGCCGGTCCTGGGATACCCGCGATACCTGGAGCACCTGGGATACCTGGAATACCTGGTAGACCTGCTGATCCTGTTGGTCCGGCTGGTCCGGCTGGCCCCATAGGCCCTGGAAGACCAGGTGCGCCTATTAGCCCTGCTGGTCCTGCGGGCCCGGGAATTTGTCCAGAGGATGGTAGCATATTGACATTGTTGTTATTGACACAAGGTGGGCAATTCGGTGCAGCAGGTGGATCCGGTTGTCGTTGTCGTTCAAGAAGTGGGAGTAATTCTCTTAAAACAAGACGTAAATCGCTAATTGTCAATGGTTGTGATTCATGTACAATTGGAGCAGGTGGTTGTTGTGGTTCAAGACGCGGTGGAACTGGTTGTGCAATCGGTCCAACCGGTTCAATGGGTTCATGAGATTCTTGAGATTCTTTTGGTCCACATGATTCTTCTTCAAAACACCCAACAAAGACTTTATTCTTATTTTTTCGTTTCATATTTCCATATTTATCAAAGATATACATTCCGCCACGAACACCAAAGAAAATAGAATTGTCAAATTGATCTTTAATGGTTGTTGGAAAATACGTTCTACCTTTAACTTCTTTTAATGGTTTAGAATGATCAATATACACATCTCTTGGTTCACCACTTGGTAATACCATCTTTAATATACAGGAATAAAAAGTTTTTTATTGAATTGTAAAAAAAATGAAGAATTAAGAAGGATCAGAAATGTATTTAACAGGACCAGCAGAATTAGTATTGAATAATGTATCATGATCTTCAAATTGGGGATGGTCGGCATAACCACGTGCACCATAGATTTGTTGATCAATGGTTGGGATGATTTTTTGCATATGTTCATGTTCACCAAATCGCGCACCTAATTGTTTAATAACATTGGGATGAAATTCACTACGTCGTTTTAAAATAGCTTGTTTTGCATCATATGGAATATCTGCAGAAGAAGCACCTAATGTAGGACCAAATTCAATAGCAGAAAAACCTTCATGTTCTTGTCCATAGAAAAGAGCAACCATGATTAAACAAGCTGAACCACTGATCAAAGGAACTGGGGATTTTGTTACAACACCAATAAGTCCACTTGATAACATAATTGCCCGTGATAGAGCATTAAATTTTTGTGCATCAGACATATCATCATTTGGGATGATAGTCAAAGATTTGAATAGATCTAATGGATTGGAAACCCACGACATTTCTTGTTGAGCCATGTCTTTTTCTATTACTCAAGAGAATAAATTTCATGGAGATGGACCTAATGTTTTAAAGAATTTCAAAATATCACTCTGTGTTTGTGGCATGGACCCAAAATCTTTCAAGCGTTTTTTGAAATGTTCTAATGCTATTTCAAACTCTTCATCTGTTTGTAAAGTAACTTGACGAGCTTGAACATATTGCGCTGCCAATTGCCATAATAACTGTACATATTGCCAAATGGCATGTTGTGTTTCTTTAGTTGTTTTTGTCCATTCTTTTGCAAAGTCAATACCACAAAAATCAATACTTTTTGCCTCATTTAAAAAGAATTGTTCATCACATGCTTCAATTTGTTTAGAATAGTCGCGACATACTTTATACAATTCAATCAATGGTCCCTTTTCACCCACAGTACTTCGAGCCATATGAAACTCATTTAATTTACTGACGATTTCCACTTGGTAATCTGGGAAAACCATTTCCAACTTCTTTAAGAATTCTTCAAGGGTTTCATTGAATCGGTTGACAAATACTGAACACTGTGCAGTGGATACTTGAACAAGAACCTTTTTTAAATCCGATGCTTTGATGTGGTCAAGATCCATTGAAATAATCTTTTGTATTGATAAATAAAAAATATGTCCGAGAATTGCAGTGGTGAATCCAATAAATACGTCAAGATTTTGGATGATGAAGAAGTCATTCCCATCATCGACCGAACATTTGATATAACTTGTCCTGAATGCGAAACAAAATTACAATTCTCTGTTCGTGCAATGACATATTCACCAGCATGGATTTATGGCGAAGGAGCCTTTTATATCTATTGTAAGTTATGTGAGTATCAATTAAATGTAACTCATCAAATTGCTCCGTGGATTCGTCGTTGGCTACGTCTGAGATGTGCACCACCAAAAGAAAATATAAAGTAATAATAAAATGTCAGAAATGGCGCGAATGGATAATGGTGAAGATTCGGCAACTGAAATTGAAGAATTTGACATTTCTTTTCATTTTTTAGGTGCTGAACGTAAAGAAGTAAGGGTGTCATATGGAGAATTTTTGGAGGCGAGAAGTGGTGATTTATGGGTAGGTGTGAATTCACGCTTTGGTCGTGCTGGTAGTGAATTGAATATTGGAGATACTTCTGTCATTGGTTTTGCAGAAAATGCTGTATTACTTGGTTATGACACAATGTTATCCTCTATTCAACGAGCTGGATCAAATGTGACGAGTGTTCGTATTGATGTAAATACGTATCGAATTAATGGAGAAGCAGTACGGATACCATTTCAATACAACGATGAAAAGGAGTCAGTGTACGAATCAGCTATTTTATATCCAGAACGTATGGTCGTTTTTATAAAAGGTGAACCTGCATGGAATTCATTATACCGCATGCGTTTTTTTAATATGCTACAAGAAGTCGAGCGACAAATTGAGTCTGTGGAACGGGAATATGAAGCACACCAAGCTGCATTGGAAAAGAAACAACAATTCGATATGGAAAATGATGGTAAGCAGATTGATATTGATTCACAGGAACAAAAATTAGAATTCAATTACGATATTGCGAAAAAATGTGGTGTAGGAGGAAAGGATGCTTATTTAGACTTGTTTACTGATAAAGTCTATAAAGATATTATTTTGTTTGAAGTGAGTGATGGTCGTACTTTTTGTATGACCAAAGTTGATCTTGCCCGTCAAACGTCATTGGAATATGCAAAGGTGCGTCTTGCAACTCGTGATCGTATTTTACGTGGTCCAACTGCCCGTTTGGCTCGTCTACACACAGGTGAGTTCTTGTTAGGTGCACCATTTTTAAATTCAATCATTGTAAAAGACGAGGAAAAGGTTGGTGAAAGTCCTTATCGTTTAACGATCAGACGTTCGAATCGTGTCTACGGCCTTCGTTCATTTGGTTCAACAGCTGTTGACTTAGGTGATCAACACATTTTGATTCCTGTAGCATTAGAGTCGAGTACAAAATATCGTCAGTTCAATGTATTACCTGTGATTGCACATTACAGAACACGACAACATGAAGAAAACACACCTCATTTGCCGTTACCAGCAAATTTAGGAGATGTCATTGATGCACCTGTCGAACCTCATCCATTTGACTTGGAGGATGCCCCAGCAGCACCACCTGCTTTTGAATTTCATCAATTCGACGTTGACGACCCCCCTGCACCACCCCCACCTTCGCAAGAGGTGGTACCCGTTGAAGAAGAAGAAGATATTGCGGTGGCACAACCTGTACACCGACGTCGACGTGCTCAATTACAAATGATGTCACAAGGTCGAACGCTGGCTTTTGATTCAGAAGAGGAAGAAGAAGAGGAAGAAAAAGAACGCGAGGAAAAAGAACAAGAAGGGGGTGGGATGAGTGGTTTCCGACGTTTCCGTGACGACAACAACGACAATCGGCCACCGCCAAGTCAACGTAGACGATTCTAATACATCGTGTATCATTATTATAAAAATTTGTTTGTGTGGACTATATAAAATGTCACTTGATGTAAAAGATGTTCGTGCAGTGGAATTACATTATCAAGAATCGTCATATGAAGCAACTCATCGTATTGGGGTGTGTATGAAATTTTTACAAATTTTATATGATGGAAAATCAGATTCGTATCAACCTCGTTTGTTTTGGGGTGTTCAAGATCGTGTTGCTTTGGCAGCGTTGATTAAACAAAAGAAATTGAAACATGTAGATGATGCTATTCGTGATGTGGAGAAATGGGATACGTATAAACAAACATGTATGAAGCAATTACGTCATGTGTATGAAAATATCCATGAGTTCTTTACGTTATGTTTAGTACCTGAAAACTTTTCTGTTGCCAAAACAAAATTGAAGGATTTTTTATCTAGATTTACAAAATCTGAACGTCAATTATTTGTTGATGTCATGGATACAGGTCATCGTTTTGATGAGACAAAAGAAGTGGATGAATCTGATTTTTGTTCAGATGTATGTGCTCAAGAGATCTTTTTAATTTTAATGATGCATCCAACATTAAAGAAATTGGTTGCGGCTAAACGTTTGGCATTTATGAAAACGACGATTGAATCGGTAATTCTTCCTAAACTTTAATATAATTTTTTCATTCTTTATTGTAAATGACATCTACAGAAATAGTAATTGCACAAAATGCGTCGAATGTACCTTTTCATGTATTAGTTAAAGATCATTATTCATCAATTGCGGAACATGGTCCGTTGCATGCAACTCTGCATGCAAAACAGAGGGGTCAGCTTCGTCGTATTTATGTGAGTGCATTAAAGAAACGTGCAAGTGTAAACGTCATGGTGGATGTTGTGATACATTCTCCTAATTTCGAAGTTGTGGTGTATAAGCAATTAGCTTTACAGTCCCCAACATCACGTGATTCATTTTTATCGTATGTAGATGTACCTAATCCACAATTTGTAATGATGGGTGAAGAAGTGACAATTGAAATGACAATGACAGATGGCGAAGTTGGAAATAATATTGACGTGGTAGTTGATCAGCGCGAACCATTCATACCCTTATTTGTTCTCGTCGCTTAATTTGAGCAGTTCGCAACTCGTGTGGGATGGAATGATCATTAATCATAAGATAAGAACACTGGAATAAAGCACAAATGATAGAATCGGGTTGTTCACAAAGTTGTTTGATGTATTGATGTTTATCAAGTGCCCCTGATAGATAAGACATCATAGTGGATGTGGCATGTTTAGCAACATCGTGTAGAGATGGGTGTAGTGTATCGAAATTTCCAAAGGTTTCGAGATGAATTGTGCGATCTTTTGGTAGATTTTCACATACTAATTTAAGGAATTCAGATTTGTCAGAGATTTGTTGGATAGATAAATTAAAAAAGTGGTCAGGAAAACACTTTAAGGTGATAATAACTAGGTCGTCATGTTCGTCAAGAGATGTCATTTCTTTCAGATGTGGATAAAATGTATATTTTATATCAATAATTGATTTTATTCTGTAGAAGTTTCATACTTCATCGTGACAAATGTAGTATGTAAATCGCGAATTAATGTAGACTCCAATTGATGCTGTAATAGATACAACCCTGGTTTTCCAATGAGAAAGTATTGGTTTTTGGGATTGGTATAGGTAGATGGTACATAGGGTTGAAGTGCTGATCTCATATGTTTACGCATGAATGATTGATTCATGATTAATGGTGTTTTGTTTGATAAATCTTTAGTCATTTGGTCAAGATCTGCTCGTTGGAACCGAGTAAGGTATCGTCGAATGTTATCCTCTTTAATACCTCTGATTTTTTTATAATTGGCAGTGTATGCCAATCGAAAGGCAGCATCTTCAATAAAATCACGGATGGCATCATCCATATATTGAAAATATTCATCAATACGGTCTTGTTTCATTGTTAATGTAGCACGTTCACATAGACGACGACGCTGACTTTTGGGTAGAAGTGGTAATGTTGATTTGGGTTGATCATTTTTTACCATGGGGTCATTGGTGGGAGAAGATGTCTGTTCGGTAATGGTGGTAGGAGTAGACATATGAAGAGGGTGTTGCAAACTACAGACAATTTTTTTGAGCGTATTCTACAACACTATTTTAATCATGTCAACAACGGCAAAAAAGTCTGGTTCTTCATCTGATAAATTTCATATTTATACAAAACATACAATCAAGAGTTTATTTGGTGAAAAGACAAAAGTGGTGATCACATCTGATGCATTGAATCAATTGACATCATTCGTTCGATCGTTGATTCATTTTTTAACAAAATCAACTCATGAATTTATGATTGATCCACAATTTCATAAGAAACCAAAGATGACTATGAATGAACAAGATGTTCAATTTGCCATTGTGGATACATTTCCACGTGGTCAATTGGTAAAGGAATTATTAGGTTCAAAACCTGCTGAAGATTTACTTTTTCGTAAAGCAACAATGAATCGATTTGTTGATGCTGTATTACAAGAATTACGACCAGATCAAGTGACAAAGGATGGTAAATATAAAAAGATGTCAAAAAGTAAACATGTCATTTCATTATTTCGTCACATTGCAGAAACAATAATTGCCTATATTTGTTTACAACTTCGTGACGATCTTTTGCAAATGAAAACACCACGATTGAAGATTCAACATTTGATTAAAGTATTTGATGAAAACAAACAATTATCTAAACTACAGCATACAATGAATTTTAATTTTGTATTGAAAAAATAATACAAAGTGCGCAAATTTTTTTATTAACTTATAATAAACATGTCTGGAATTGGTAAGGCTTTGAACCGTCTCGGTAAAGATGTTAAAGAAGGTGTTCTCGTTGGAAGTTTAGCTGGTTTAATGGCTATTGGTATTCCCATGGCATTAAATGCTGGTGGTCTTGAATTACCAGGTGTGATGGGGTTAGCTCTTAAATGTTTAGCCGATCAACCTCTGGGTTCATTCCTCTTGATTGGTGGTATTTCTGCATCAGCGATTATCGTGGGTCCTGCTTGGAAGCGTACGCTCGATCCTCTTCTGTAAATAATTAGATTGGTGTTGTTTCAATTTGTGGAACTTCTACATTGGCAACTATAAGACTTTGTAATTCTTCTTCTTCTTCTTCCGATGACGACGACGAGTTTGAAGTTGTCGACTCACTGTCACTCTCTGAACTTTCAAGAAGTACTAATGATTCATGCACGGTTTGAATGATGGCATTTGGTTCATTGCCATGTAAAAATGGTTTAAAAAATGACAAAAAGGATGTTAATTGTTCTTTTGAATCTGGTGTGATTTTTGGTGTTCTTGTATACATATACTCTCCTAAATTGATTAATAAATTTGCAGCTTCTCTAAACTTTTTATGACATTCTTCATGTTTCAAGACATGAGAGAATCGTCCTTTGAATGAACAATAACGACATCGAACTTGTGAACAAGACGTAGTTACATGATTTTTTAACCCTTCTTTAATTGGGATAGATGTAGAACAATGTAAACATCGAACGGGCCGCGCATAACACGTATCAACATGTCGTACAGCTTGTCCAATATCCATTTTGCGTCGATGACAATAGGGACATCCATATCGTTTACCACGATACATGACAGCCAAAAGGGAATTTGCGACATAATGTAAACCTGTCAATGCATAATGTTGTGGTCTATGTTTTTCAACATGTGCATATGTTCCAACATTTCCTTTTTTACACAATGGACAGGTTGTTTTTACTTGTCGGCAAAATAGAAACTTAGATCCTCGCATCCATTTACACTTGTTCATCACATATTCATTGACACATTGGTGACAAAACATATGTGCTTCACAAATCTTCACAGGTATTCTACACGTCGATTGACAAATGGCACATTGTGGTAATTCGATCTTCATGAGTTACTTTTACATTGGAAATTAAATGTATTTTATTTTATTCGAACAAATGTATTTCAAAAATTAAATTAATTCAATTTCATCTACATCGCTTTCATTTTCTACAAAGGTTTCAATCCCTTGTTCTTTTTCAGAAAACCGTCGATCCCATGCCCCAACATTTTGCAAAGGTTGGTCTAGTGAAGACATATTGGATAATAACAAACAAAACCCTGTGAAATTACCTTTATCGCCAATGGGTAACGCCCTATCCTCACAGAACTGTCGAATATCTTGGTACATATCCCACAACTCATCAAAATATTCAACAATCCATTCCAATTTATAAATTGGCATATGTGGATTGAGACGATATTGATGCCAAATGGTCCGTTGTTTATCAGTTAACGTATACATAGGATTTGTATATTTCATTATTGGGATGTATATTTTTAATGGAATATATTTTAACTATTTGAAAAAAAGTACAATGAATGAACAGGAAATTATAGACATACGACGCAAACAAGAAGAGTATAATACTAAATGCCGTCAATATTATCAAGCATGCATTGATAAAGATGGGGATATTATTAATACTTTACGAAAAGATGGGTTTAATCCAAGTCATTTAAAGGATTTACGTTCAGGACAATTCACACGATTTCATAATGATGAATGGGCTAAAAGACAAATGGGGTTATCTACTGTTTTATCAGTATTAAATAATGTTTTAATTCCCGATTTAACAGACATTGTATTAGATTATTGTAAAAATTCAAAGGGTGAATTGTTTTTTGCATCTCCACCACCATCGCCAAAATCTCCACAATACCCTAGTTGGTATCGTCGATTCGAACGACCATTATCACCACCATCGTATTATGATCAATCATCGTCATCTGACAGCGAATCACCAGACTGTGAGATATCAGTTGCTGTATCGTCTGAATATATAGCATCTGCACCGTTGGAAGAACAAGAAGAAGAAGATTTATCGGAAAACGAAAAACCTGCACCTGAACCATCTGCACCGGTTGAAGAAGAGGAAGAGGAGGAGAGGGGAGAAAAAGAAATGTCAAGTGATTCAGAAGATGAAATTCCCGAACCTGAACCATCTTCACCAACAAGTAAAAAAAAGAAGAAATGTTGTATTCAATAATAAAATTCTCATCTAATAATAAATGTTACATTCTCAAGAATCGTTGTTTTTTGAATTAATTGATGCAAATGATTATTTAAAAGGGTCGTTAGGTGGTGGTCCATCTTTTGGTGTACGTCATCAACAAGATGTAGACATTATGAAGAAGCAAAATCCAGTTGGTTATGAATTCTTTAGTTATCGTAATATTGGTAAAATCATGAACAAGATTCGTCAAACAGTCAACCCGGATGTCTTATTTATTGATTTAGAACGTATCATGGTACATATTTTCTACAGTGATGCTGCACGTACTCATTTTAAAACAATTACTCCTCATTTAAAAGAACGATTGATTCAAACAATGAATAACAAAGTGTTGGTTCAATACTTTCATGATTATGATGTGGAGAGACGTGCTAAAATTCGATATGCGCATCAATTGGATGCACCTGTGTTTACTCCACAAGTACCTCAAAATTCAAATAATTTCGATCGGACACGTGTGTTACATCGTGGTGACGTGTGGATGGTAAATGACCCTGCTTTGATTTAATTTTCGGAATTTGATCATTATATTTTATACAAAATTATGTTGTTCATCAATAAATGTTTTTATATCAAGCAAGTATCGAAGAATGTAAAGATCGATTGGATCTTTCACATATTGAATTGGTTCCATTTGCAACTAATTGTATTGTTGTAGATAAATTATGTATTTATGTACCTATACAACGAACAGCCCGGACATTATCTCAACATATGGAATCAGGATGTCCTGGTTCAATTTATTTTACTAAAGAACAAAAGGATGAATTGGAACAATTTACAAATACAAATTTTATGAAGAAAATAGATGTACCAAATGTTCGAAATGTGTTGATGTTGTAAAAGTACATTCAATATTTTCTTTCCTAGCTGTAACTGATTATGTCCCAAATTACTCAAACTACAACCCCACGAAAAACTGATATGGACACTGAATGGCCTAAGATTTTATTTCATCGCAGACGTGTGAATGGAAAGGAAGTTCGCAAGTTGTATCCATTCAACCCTGCCAATATCGTCTATGAAAAACCCCAACACACAAAATTTAATTCAGATGTTATTCGACTTTTTTATAATTTAAATTCCCCAGAAGATCATATTGAGAACAAATTAGTTCCCATTATTCTTCAAACCCCTGTGATGGATTTTCCATTTGGATTGAGTGCCATCCAAGGAGGCAGAGGAACTCCTTTTACTCCTGAATTGTGTAGTGAAGAAAACGTATCTGTCAATTTAAATGTGAGTTTTCGAGATTCCGATACCAAAACTGACGTTGGTGCATTTCTAGCAGCTTGTCAAGAATGGGATCGTGTGACACAACAAACTTTTGAGGAGAATTGGAAGGAATGGTTTCCTTCTAGTAAGACGAAGTCCAAAGACATCCATCTATTCCTTTCGAATATCAGTGATCTTCGCACTGGCAAGGATGGTAAGGTCTTTGCACCTACGTTGAAATGTAAAGTAAAGCGACCGCGAGCAGGTGAGCCGTTCAATTTGAAGGTTTACCGCGATCAAGCCGGTGGGCCTCCATTATTAGTTGACCTTTTTGAGGTCAAAAAAAGAAGTTCAGGATCTGTTCTTCTTCGTCACAATGGATTATGGTGTAGGAATGGCAAAGTTCCGAGCATTTCTAATTCATTTGTGGCAATGCAAGTTAAACTTGCCCCGGATGATGACCCTGGTTATGAATTTGAAGGGAGTGCGTTCGTCGAGGACGAAACAAGTGGTTATTTCCATGGAGATGGCTATTAAAAAGGAAAAATGATATTTTTCTTTATACATTTTGAATCATTGATCACCAAAATTCAACATTCAAAATTCAACTTGTGAATATGGTTCGTATAAAACAAGTCCCCCGCAGAGTGAAGAATGGATGTCGGTATTTGGATGCAGTAGATGTACAGCGTATTGTATTGATTCGACGTAAATTCATTGATGAACATGATACTGTATTTCTTTTATGTGATGCCATTTTACGTAAAGGCGTGCATCCGTATAACCGCGCGACAAATGTCCTTGTGGATGAATTCAAGGCATTTCAAAATGATTGTATTACAAAATGGACACGTATTCAATTACACCGTCGTATGATAAAATTGAGTAAATTTGATGTTCGTTATGAATGGCGGTATCCCGACAATGGTTCATTTGAATCAAGTGTTTTGGATAAAATTAAAGAATAAAGTATTTCGTAATGTTAAACAATGATTTCCGCTGCAGATGTCAAAGATAAGTTAAGAGATGTGTATAATGTATTTACATTGGATAATGTGGTAGAAGTGACAATGACAGCTATGAAACATGCGGCTGTAGAAGACGGGTTGACAGGTACAGAGAAAAAGGCATTTGTCATTCAAGTAGTGAAAGAGTTATGTCCTGTGGATGAATTAGATGGTTTATTAGGTGTATTAGTTGATAAGTTGATTGATGTGGAAAAGGGTAAACATAATTTACAAGGTAAATTAAAATGGAAGTGTTGTTGTTGTTAAACACTATAGACTATGACATTTTATGCATGATTTCCAAGATACGTCCATGTGATCACAATCTTCGAACCTGCACTCAAAGTAACTGTGTCTGCACCTGCCCATCCGTCTGCGATATTTAGATAGGCGGTGACTGATGCATTTGTTGTATTTTCCAATGCACTTGCGTTTTGTATGATATCTTGTTCACGTGTGGTAACTGCAGCAAATGAACCTGTCCCGCCAATGTCATGGAACGTGGAGGTTCCTGTCAAGACAGATACGGCACCACTTGCCACAACGCTACCTAGCCCATATTGAGGCGTATCTGTATCTACTGTACCTTCGGTTGTACATGTTAGATCAACAAACACCCGATCGATAAAAAATCGTGCAGTGGGGAACGTGTATACGGAAATGCCATCGGCAAGACTTGCGGCACCACTAGGCGCAATCCATTCAGTGGCTGTCCCCAATGTAAGAACGGTAACATGGTTATAATCATTACCACGTTCAATGGCAGTCCACGCACTTTGTGCCGTCCCAATATTCTTTTCAACTTGACTACTGGCACTAAAGGTATATGATCGGTGAGAACTCATGTTTATAAATACAACGTATTTTTTTTATTCTTTATTTATTTTACCATTTTATAGAAAATGTCATCCTCTATATTGCCATCAACAGATCAATTAACATTAACACGAACTTTTAACATAGAAAAGATTAAACAAGCCACTGAACTTGCACGACAACTACATTCGGATCGTGTCTTACTTTTATTAAAATATCATTATTCACCTGTTTTTTATGTCGAACAATGGTTTTGTACGTATTATGGATCAACATATCAAACCATCTATTATGACAAGTGCGCCTTGTGCATTGAACGATTTTGTAAATGTATGTCAAATCAGTGTGTGTGCGCAACTGAATATAGAGAACAGCAACAAGATTAATTATGTTTCAAGGAATCATTACGAGTGATATTCCATTGGCAAAAGGTTATAAAAATGAAATAGAGTGTCCTGATGAATATCGTATTTTAAAAGCAAATCGGTATCATCCACGTGTTATCCAGATGCTTGCACGCGAACCTCGTATTACTCAACACACAGATGATTGGTTTAAACAACGAAAATTGCGCATCACAGCATCAAACATTGCATCGATCATTGGTCAAAACAAATATTGTTCGCGTCGAACATTGTTCAAGCGAAAGACGGGTCAATTAAAACCACAAGGTATGAATCCCGCATGTACATATGGTTTAGATCATGAAGATGAAGCTGCAGCGCGGTTTTCGGAAGTAACGGGTATTGATTTGGTAGAGGAAGATATTGGATTAATGATTCACAAACAGTATAATTTCATTGGTGCAAGTCCAGATTTTGTTTGTAAATACATCAATGCATTAATTGAAATCAAATGTCCATTTCGTCGTACTATTACACATGACTGTCCTGAACATTATTACCCACAAGTTCAATTGCAATTGGAAGTATGTGATATTGATTTGTGTTATTTTGTCCAGTATCGTCCTGATACATTTACACGTCACGGTATTTTAGATATCGTCAAGGTTCCTCGTGATAAAATGTGGTTTGCAAAATGGTTACCACATATTCAAGAGTTTTGGAATGAAGTACTGACATATTATGACAAGGTTGGAAAACCAGTGGGATCATATACAGTTGATTGGAAAGCAAAGGAAAGGGAGAAGAAATTAAAAAAAGAACAAACTCTTGAAATTCCCCGACGGAGAAAAGATGAATTTTTAAATTCTGATACATGTGATTTTGTTTGATGATTTATCATTTTTCAAATGGTACGCATGTCAGATGCCGAACCTTATCATCACGATCGACCTTCAAAGCGACGACGTATCCAACCAATCTCACCAGAGGAGGAAGAAGATGAAAAGGCGTTTATGTCCAATTGGTCTGGTGATGGACATTCAACAGCTTCTACAGTTATTCTGTCTTCTGACGCTTCTCCGTTGCTTCATGGTGATCGTAGTTCTTCAACTCGACCAGCCCCCACCATCATCGATTTAACCAATGAATCCTCTACAGTTGAATTTTATGCCGATGAAAACAGCGATGATGCAAAACGTCGTGAAGTACTATCCGACACACCAACATCATCAACAGCAGTTATCATGCCAATGGTTCAACCGTCAAAAACCACCACACTCGCCTACCACCAACGACTTGCATTTTACCACCCTACGCTGTTTGATGCGTATCAAAGTACTTCACGAATAATTCATACTCTGCAGTGATGGAATTGATTTGTTCAATGGATAATATCTTTTCCAATAAGAATTCTTGATGATCTGTTAACATGATTTTATCTTCATGGTTCAAATCATGAAGTGCCAATAGATCTAATAATCTGGTTGCACATTTATAAATTTGGTTATGTTTACGAACTTGTTTTTTGGATGGGTTATATTGAAAAGATGTAAATAAAGGAATGGTATATAAGAAATCACTTGTAGATTTTGAAAATCGTGTTGGAAAAAGTAATTTTCGTAGTTTTAAAAGATGAATTGTTCTTGTCAAAGGCACTTCATGGTGTAACAATGTTTTGTATTTCAATCGTTTTGATTTTTTGTTTCCCATCTTATAATTATTACATGCATGAAATTAAAAAGTAATTAAATATACAACAGAGGTAATTAGGAATATGCAACGTTGGGTGGGCATTGATGTTGGTTTACGTAATTTAGCCTTTGCATTTATTGAGGTGGATCCCGAAAAAGAAGGTTGGGAACGATTTCAATCCTCGCGTGTGATGAACGTCCAGCATCATGATTTAGGTACAACGAACATTTCTGATTGCCTAAAGGAATTAATGAATCGTAAAGAGTTGATGAAATTATTGAGACGTGCACATAAAGTTGTGATTGAAGCCCAATTGGGTCGAACCAATCCAAAGATGTTTGCAATGTCGCATTTATTAGAAAGTTTAATTTTATCACAAAACAAACGCGATGTTCAAATTGAATTTAAAAACGCGCGATTAAAATACAAGGCATTTACAGCCTGGGGGTACAAACCAGTTGTAAAAGTGACAAATAAATTGACAAGGTCGCAAAAGTATAATGCAACAAAAAAGAATTCACTTGCATTAGGCGACTTTATCATGGAGTGTGGTAATATCCATAAAAAGGCAGATGCTGCATGGAAAGGATTTGATAAAAAACAAAAGACGGATGTTAGTGATGCATTAGGAATTGTGTATTTGTAATGTATTTATTCTTTTTATGAAAATTGATCAAAGCATTTGGTAAGATCTTTATTACAATCTCTCAATTGCATTTCTTTTACATTAAATGCAGCTTGACATCGCAAACCCTCATCCAAAATCTTTTTCTTGTCTAATTTAGTACTATTTAGATCCGCACGGCACAATTCCAAATTTTTAATTAATATAGGCATATTTTGTTGTTTTCGTTCAAGTTCTGCAATTCGTCCGTTTTTCTCCTCGAGAGTTTTTTGGACAATTGATAATGTTGATCCTAAATCACCTATTCGATTAGTTGCAGATGCTCGCAATGTTTCGCGATCCGCCTCAATTTCTGCAATTCGATTAGTTGCAGATGCTCGCAATGTTTCGCGATCCGCCTCAATTTCTGCAACCTGCCTGTTTTTCTCATCAAGAGTTTTTTGAACAATTGATAATTTTGATTCTAAATCACCAATTCGATTAGTTGCAGATGCTCGCAATGTTTCACGATCCCTCTCAATTTCTGCAATTCGATTGGCTGCAGATACTCGCAATGTTTCACGATCCCTCTCAATTTCTGCAATTCGATTGGCTGCAGATACTCGCAATGTTTCACGATCTCTTTTAAGTGCTGTGATTTGTTCATTTTTTTCATCAAGAGTTTTTTCTTTAATTACCAATGTTTGTTTTAGCGCATTCAATTCTTCATTTTTAGATTGAAGAAAGTCATTACAAAGCCGTTCAGCATACTGTTTTTGTTCTGTTAATTGCTGACTGCATTTTTGTTCTGTCAACAAAAGAGCTGTCTTTAATTCTTCACCTGATCGATCACTAATAGCACGTAATAAATTATGTTTTTGCTCTAATTCATTTTGTAATCCATTAATTTGATTAGTTGTGAATAGTTGTTGCCTTTCTCGATCTGCCTCAAGTTCTGCAACCCGCCCATTTTTCTCATCGAGAGTTTTTTGAACAATTGATAATTTTGATTCTAAATCACCAATTCGATTAGTTGCAGATAATTGTAGTTTTTCTCGGTCTGCCTTAAGTTCTGCAATCTGCCTGTTTTTCTCATCAAGAGTTTTTTGAACAATTGATAGTTTTGATTCCAAATCATCAATGTCTGATTTATAATCAGCTATTTGGTTTTGCACTCCACTCAACTCTTGTGTTATTGAACTCAATCGAACTTGAGTATTGGTCAATTGTAATCGACAATCATCGGCTTTCTTTTCTTCTTCAGCCTTTTGTTCTGTCATAGATCGTAATTGTTGTTCTAAACTAGCATGTTCTCCACGCAATGTTTGAAGTTGAGATTGAGCAATTCCGTGTTTTGAAGTTAAATTGGTCAAATCTTCTTTACATTTTTTACGTTTTTCTTCACATTCTTGTAAAAGACCAGCAAATTGCCCAAGTTCACTCTTTGAAGAAAGACAATTTTGAAGATCCTTCTCCAATTTTTTCTTATCATCTTGACAAGCATTATATGCAACTTCAAATTCATTACATCGTGTTGCAAAATCTTCCAATGTTTGTCTGGCCAGATTAATTTTAGATTTGACATCCGACGAATCTGGAACACGTTCAGCATTTATACCATCAATTTGTGTTTCCAATTGTTGTTTTAGTCCAATTAATCGTTGTGTTTCTTCTTGACATTCTCTTATTAATTGTTCAATACTTGGAGAGACAGACATGGGCACAAGTGTTGTCATTTATAAAAAGGAAACAAAATTAATTTTTAGAAAATTGATGAGTTAAAAATTCTTCAATAAAGGGAATAGGGTTAAAATAGGTGTTTACATGACGAATAAACGATCGATTGTTATACATCAATCTCCACACGAGTCCTCGTTGGGTATCAATATTTTCAAATCGGTATGAAAAATATGTCATAAAAAGATCAAACATAGATGGTCGATTCCATTGTGCGGCCCAATGAAAAATGTGTGGAAAATCAATATCGTCGAGTCGTCGTTGTGCCTCAAGTTCGCGGATTAAACGTTGAAGGTTTTCCATGTCATTATCACGAAGAAAGGCCTGGATTCGATCAAGGTTATCACCAAACCGAAGTTCAATCAATTGATTTTTGGTCAAAGAAGGAGGGGTCTTGGGAAGTTGAGGTGGCGACATTGGAGATTTGGATTTTGAATTTTAAAATAAAATAAAAAAAAATAAATATATGAAAAAAAATTGTCTTCAAATATCAGACAAAAATAGTATTCACTTAAACAATAGTTGAAATTTCAAATATTTTCACGACACCCACTCTCCAAAATAAACAAATTTCAAACTGCTCTATTTCGGGTCGCTGAGAGCGGTCTGACTGCTGTCCACCCCTTGGACAGGGGGTGGACACCCTGTGAAAAAAAGTGCTCTATTTCGGGTCGCTAGAAGCGTTCTGAGTGCTGTCCACCCCTGTCCACTTGCTGTCCACCCCCCCCTGGACAGTAAAAATGTCGAGTTTGAAACCGGAGGTGGGTCTAGCCCCTCATTTGAGAAGTCAAATGGGGGGTGGCCACCTGTCCACTCTATTTTCTTATATGATAAAGAAAATTTGTAATATAAAGAACATGACATAGTGGCCATGTACATAGTAGAAATAAGTAACATGAAAAAGGGTGGACAC